ATGTATGGGAAAAGGAAATGGATCAATAACGATAACAAATACGAAAAATAGTTCACCAAAAGGACCAATAAAAAAAATAGTAAAAGAATTAAGTAAAAGATGTGTAATAATATTAACACCAGAACAAAATACATCACAATTATGTAGTAAATGTGAAAACCAATTAGAGGAAGTAAATGTATTTAAAATACCAAAAAAAGATAAAGATGAAGGGAAAATAATGTTAGTAAAAACTAAAAAAAGTGAAATAAATAAGAAGAAAAATCAAATAAAGAAATTAAAAATGGAAATTAAAAATAAATGTAAAATACAAACAGAAAAAAAAATTCAAAAACAGAAAATAATAATAATAAAAGATGATAAGAAAGCAATAAAAATAAAGGAAGAAGAAATAAAAAATACGGAAAAAGAAATAAAGAAAGAAGAGAAAGAAATAAAGGAAACGAAATATTATGGACCAAGTTACAGATTGCATCTTTGTGTTAACAAACATGAAAATTTAGAAGGATGTATATTATGGGAACGAAATATGAATGCGTCAAAAAATATGATGAAAATGATGCGAAATATAACCATAAGAAAAACGAAAGGTAATTTTAATAAAATAAAAAAGCCATCGGAGAATGAAAATTTGGAAATCAAAGTAAGCAAACTCCGCAATAAATCTATATTAAATAATCTGGATAGATTATTAGATATAGTAAAGACTGACCGTTCAAATGAATCTTGTAAAGGAATCATAAGAACCCTTGGACTTTAGTCCAAGGAGCCATCAGTTATCTCCTATGTTTTCTATCACGCAATATATCTCATTTAAATAGTCTAAATTTAATGCAATAATTTTTGCTTCATCTAAATCATATATACCATTTTTACAACCCTTATTTAAAGCTATTTTTATTACATCTATCGATTTTTTAAACTTATTCAAATCTATTGTATTTCCCGATTTTTCGGTTTCACTTCCTTGTAATGAACTATTATTTATATGTTCCATATAGTCTATATATATTTTTTAAATAAAAAAATAATACAAATAACAACACATTGTAACTATTATCCTTTATTGTCTATATTGTCTTTATTGTCTTTATTGTCTATATTGTATATAGTGTTCTCTATAATGCCTTATCCAATTCTAATTCATTTTCTTCTAAAAATAAGAAATCGCAAAGGAGTTTTACATATTTATTCCCATAATTTATATCATGTAACGGTGTTTGTAATATTTTTAGTGAACTATTAAATTCGCTGATTGACAAATGTAACTTTTTATTGATTGATTTTTTCTCGCAGAGTTTTTCATATTTGTATGGTACTAAATAATCAAATCCGTATATTATATGTAAATAGTTTTTTCCTCGTGCTTTTAAATATGGAGCATTTAAAGGATTTATGAAATCTGGTTTGATTATAACACCTTCTAATTTTCTATTAGTGGTAATGTCATTATAGAATCCATTAAAGATATCAATACATATATTTAAATTATTTTTAGTAAATTCAATAGAAATACTGTCATTTTCATTTTCTGTTATCATGCTGAATATTTCAGAATTTGACATGGATTTATCGAATAAATTGTTGGAATCGTCAAAAATATTTATACCCATGAGATATTCATTATCCTCGTTCGTAACATATTTTAGTATGGTAAATGGTTTGTAATCAATACTGCCTTTTGATCCAAATATATCCATTTGTTCTCTATATGTTGTAATCATTTGTGACATGTCTTTGATATCAATATATTTTTTTTGGTATGTCAGAATAGATTTATATGTTTGATGATTCGTATATTTTTCAGAGATTTTATTTTTTTGTAGTTGATTTACATCTTTTTTATAATCACTCTCATCATATTCCTCCATTAAATTGTCCATACTTTTTTTATATCCCGATTTTATTAAATAATCTATTTCACTACCCGCAGCATGATATACAGACATAAATTCGTTTTTAATTAGATCACTCCCTAGTGCACTCCATGGCATTAATTCACCATCAAATATAATAATTTTTATATTTTTTTCTGCGATAAATTTTTGTATTTTATTATTTAAACTCAATTTATTGTGTATATTAAGTAATTCGAGTTTTGATATTTTAGAAATAAATCCTTGTCTCGTCACACCAAAAGATTTACTGGGATCGTTTACATAGTAATAAAACTGTAATCGCGATCCCATATACTTTACTTGTATGGATAATGACTTTGGATACCCTGTTTTCATAAAAAGATCGTAATAATATTTAATGCCCATTTCACCATTTTCTAATTCAAAAACAGTATTATTTTTGAGGTTATAAATATTTTTATCAACAGGGCACACAGTGGTCGATATAAAATTAATTTTATTATCAATTATATTTCTGATACGATTTTTTTTTATTTCGTCTAAATTATCAAATAGTTGCTCACTAATTCCAGTGTTTAAATTTAATCCTTTATTAAATTCTACCGGTGGAATTAAAGATTCTCGATCAATTCCAGTGTTTGAATTTAATCCTTTATTAAATTCAACCCACTCTTTACCACAAATTATTTTATTTATCTTATTAATTTTGTGTCCTATCATATAATATAAACCTTGTTCTTTTGATGAATCAACATATGAAATTGTCATTGGTATCGCATTATTATTTTCTTCGGGATTGTATATATATGGATTGTCACCCTCTTTTAAAAAATAAATATTAGTTTGATTTTTATTAACAAATTCCATTAGTACATTTATTTGATTCACATTATTAATATTAAATTCATCCGATATAAAAATAACATCACAATTTGTTTTGTGTTTGATTTTATTTATTATTGTATCAATATTATGTTTTGTTATATGAACAAATACCACAAACTGTCTTTTATTTGGCAAAAATCTAGTTAAATATGTATCAAAATCTGTTAACAAAATATTTGGATTAATATCATGTTTAAGTAAATATTTTATTTTAATGGAGTTACTTTTATCAAATTCTTTGAGCATTTTTTTAAAATGATCAATATTCTTAGACATATTAAATTTATCTGTTGTATTCTCATAATAGTCAGATCTATTTTTGTAGTCAAATACAAAATATAAAATATTATAATTATGTTTCACCGCAATATTTTTCATATCATTTCTAAAATTATTATTCATTCCTGTCGTATCAACAACAACAAAATGTGCGCCAGTTCGCAATGATTCATCAACTTGGACATTTAATATATTAAAACATGATTCGCTGACGTTGTTCATTATTTCTGAATCTTTATTATATGTATTTTCTGTATCGTTTAATAACCATCTTCTTATTTCTTCTGACGATATAAATTTTATGTTAGGATGAAATAAATTATTATTTTTTGTCAATATATTTTTAATTATTGGTAAAAATTTTTGTTTAAAAAAGAACGTTTTGCCACATTGTTTTGGACCAACACCGACAATCAGTGTATGTAATTTAATTTGAATATTCATATAATAATTGTGTATTATTCATTTATTTATCAATCAAGAATAAACAGAAGGTTTTTCAATATTTATTTTTGATAATAACTCCTTGAGTACACGAAATATTATCGACCGAATCACCAATATTCACATATTCTAGGTCATAATTAACCATATCGGTTTTTTTAAGACATCTATCGATAAATTTTACAAACTGTTCATGTGTCATTTCCATTTTATGATCTGGATGTCTAAATTGTGTTTCCATCATATAATATTGGTTGAATTCATAGTTTGGTGTTGTTATTATTATTTTGTTGAATTTATTTTGTAATGCATTAAATGTCCGAACAAGAAAATCATGTGATTCTGTTTCTCCCATGTGCTCAATAACTTCAGTTATGATGACATTAAATTTATTACTGTTATTAATAAGACCAAATAAATCATTTTCATTATCACAGATGACAACATTTTTAATATTTTTTTCTTGTATTTTTTTACTTAATTTTATTAATTCATTTTTGTCGATATCAAAGGCTATATAAGTATTATTCTCGAGTTTTTGACTAAATGGCACAACATAAAATCCTTCACCACATCCAATATCAATAATATCGTATGTTTTATCTGTGTGATTATTTTGTTTATTTTTGTCACAAAAGAACAAATTTTCAATATACGATCTCCTTTGATCGGCAGTATTACCATGGTGTAAATATATTTTATTACTTGATGATTTTTCTAATAGTGATTTATTTTTGGTAAAATCCTTCTTTGATAATATTCTGCTAGAAATAATATATCTAACAAAATAAGGTGCATTAATATTGTGCGTACTTTTTACTAATTTTTCTGCTAGTGAATCTGAAACATTATAGTCATTGTATTTTAATGCTGTTATTATGGTCATTAGCACAAAAACAAGATTGATTAAGTAGTTGAAATTTCGTTTTGTTGTGATAGTAAGTTTATAAAAACCTTCTAAATCATAACCGTCATTATTTTTAATAGGTGCGAAGTTAATTTTTGTTTCACTTTCAGGAAAAAGTCTAATTAATTTTTTTATTGAACCATAATGATTTACAAATATATTCATGATGTGAAATGTATTAATATTTATATTATCTTTATCAATATCAGGATCATGATGTGTTAAAGGTAAAACTTCGTTAATAATTGCTAAAACTGCACGAGAAGATACATATTGGGACGGATTTAAATAACTTTCATCACTATTATATGAATAACTCGATCCATCATAATCTTTGAAATATAAAATATAATATCCTTTTTTAACCTCGGGATTATTATAATAATAGCCCGATAATTCTCCATTTGCCAAAATTCGTTTTAGCATACCGCTCATTGGATTTTTTTTTATAATAAAACCGAATTGTTCGTTTTCTTTTACTAAGTTTTTATCAAGAGTTTCTGGATGTATAACCATTTTTTCTACATCACATAAATCAACACTATTTATATCGTTATTGACTGGAGTTAATGAACTCAAAACAATTATCATACTTGTTTTGTGTTTATATAAATATTTATTATTAAGATACTTCGATATTAATTGAAATATCTAATACATAAAAAATTATTAAATCAAACTTTTTTACAATATATAGCTTACAATGTTTATAAATTAAGTGTTAATACATCATATTTATCATACCTTCTTAAATATTGATCATACATAAATCCCTTCATAAAATAGAAATCCATAACATTATGATCTTCTGTGTCACATACTAGTGTTACTGCATCCATACTTTTAAAATTGGCATACTCAATCATTTTATTAAGAAGAATACTACCAAGACCATTTCTTCTATATCTAGCCCCGATGTATATGTAAGAAATAAACAAAACAAATCTACCATCGTCTAATTTCATTAATTCTCCAACAACATAGCCAATCATTAATGTTCCTTTAGATATGGTAAACATAATCATATTCGGCGATGTTAACAATCTGTATAATTCCTCCGGTGTATGTTTTAATTGAGGATAATTAACTAAATCAATAAAATTATTATATATTGTTGCAATGAAATTATTTAACGATTTTTGACTAACATATTTTAATCGATCGCCATGTACTTCTCTTATAGAAATAGGACCATTAACTAAATCTTTCGCACGTCCTTTACGTTCTTTGTTAAAAGTTGGACAATTATTGTTCATATTATATAAAAATCATATATAAATAAAAAATAGAAAATAGAAAAATAAAATTAAATTGTGTTTCTTTATTTCTATATTTCATTTTAAATTTTTGAATAATTTATATCTTTCATTAAATTCTTTAATTTTTTGTTTGACGTCCTCATTTTGTTGGTATAAATTGAATTCCTCGATTGTCAAGGGTTTTCTCGTAAGTGGATTTGTTTTTTTCTCATGCAAATGGATTAATATGCTCGATTTATCATAAATATCATTAATATCGGGAATCATAACAGGATCAATAATTTCTGTACATAATAATGGGTCTAAAAATTCGGGAGGAATTTCTTCATCGTTCATATCAAATAATTTTATTTCCTCAATATTAGTTGATAATTGTTGTTTTAACATTTCATTAACTTTAACGCGAGGTAACATTTCCTGGAGGATATTAATTGAATATTTAAGACTTTCTTTAAAATATTTATTTTCACAACAAAAATTAATCAAATTAAATAATTCTTTTAACAAATCAAGAGTTTCCATATTCAGATAAAATATTTCATATAACGGACTTTTCCCATCAGATAAAGTCGTTAATAGAGAACTAACGAATGATGATATCGGCATGACTAAATCTGGTGTAAAATCTGTGATGTTAATCATATTACACTTAGCGAAAATGTATAATGACTGAATTGATACCATACACGCTCTGATAGATTCCATAAACAGTGGTTTTAATTGTTCCCTTATCGCCGATGTACGATAATTATCATTAAACATATTGAATAAATTATTATCTGATTTGTTTAATTCTTCGGTAACATATTTACAATTCTTTATTATATCGGAAACAAAATCATTTGCATTGGAAATAATTTTATGAAAAGCCGCCTCTGTTAATAAAATTATTTTTGTTCGATCATCTTTATCAATATTTTCAATATTTTTTATTTGATTTATTTTTTCACAATAATAGTTAATAAAACTGACAAGAGATTCGTGGAAAACGTATGAAGTCGGGGCCGTGACTAATTCAAAATAATTGACATCAGAAACAAATTTCATAATTGAACTATGTAAATCGTAAATCATTTTATCGCCATAAGAATTTATTTTAGAATAACCGTTATCCTCAGTGTATTTAATTATAACAAAACAAAGAGAGAATTTCACGTGTTTGTTTGAAATTATCTTATTACTCAAAATATTAATCATGAAAGTCATAATATCTTCTGTCATTTGAAAGGAAGTGTTTACAAGATCAGTGCGAAATTTATCAACAAGGTCAAATGCAAAATCATCAGAATACAATACTCCAATTTTTGTACAATGATTCATCAATTTGAATATAAATTCATTTATTTCAGATATAACTTCTGTTTCTGTATACAATGACAAAATAACATTATATTTATTCTCGGTTGTATCATATAATGTTTTTGTTCTCAGGTGAGAACGAGATTGTCCCTTCGATTTAAGTGTCTCGTAATAATCTAAATCTTCTTTCAATATATCAAGTTCTTTTTTGTAATAATCTTTTAATCTCCTCAATGGATTGTAACCTAGTTTAATTGAAAACAATAATGTTGTCACTATTTTGGTCTCCAAATTATCATTTTCAGTTAGAACAAAAGTATTTTTTCTTGGTGAATTATCTGTACACTTATCAATTCCATTCGAACCAGGTTTTGATATTGTTTTCGAGTAAATATACAACATAATTTTCATTAACGTATTAATAAATGTTGGAGAAGCACATGAGTTAAGTTCAATAAAACTTAATTGTGAATATGAATAAGAAATATTTAGATGCAGCGAACTATTAATTTTCTCAACAAATTTTTCCAGTATATGTTCATCATTTATAATAATGTCTAATATATCTAATCTAAATGGAGAAATTAACAGTGAAAAAAATCCACTCTTTTCATCATTCGCTCCGGTTATTTGTATATCATTTTTATTTCCGTGTATAAATGTACACTGATAATGATTGGCAATCGTTGTTATTACAGATTTAATTTCTAACAACTTTAATAATAATTGTTTTTTGTCACTATCACAAAATCTATTAATACCATTGTACATCGAACAACAAAACCATATATATATATCATCAGAATCATTTACGTTATCTGGCTTTTTTTCAGCAAAATATTTAACATAATAATCAATAAATGTACTATTTTCATCATTAACTGCCAAAATTATATACGAGTCGTAAATGTTATAAGAATTAATATTCTTCAATGTTGTGAGATATCTATTAAATTGATTATATAGTATATTAAGTAATTCAGTTTGTAATTTATCTAAAGACAATATACAAAGAAAACAATCGTTGAAATAATTTATTATATCTTGTACTTGTTTCTGTATATCAGAATCAGGAAATCGTCCTATTTTTTCTATAATAAAAGCGTTCAATAAATCGGAATCGCTCAATATTGTATCATCATAATCACCGTCCAAAGAGAAAACGGTTTTTATATTAAAATTATCCATTGTTGAAATGGGTCAATGTAAGATTTTTATTAAAATTTAATAATATCTATTTATATAGTATAAATTATCACTGTATATATATTAACATAATGGAAAATCAACTTTTATCACCAACAAATATATTATGGATTATATTAGCAATAATAATATTAATAACATTTTTTGTATGTTATTTTAATGATAATACAAACATTTCCTCACAAGAAAATAAAATAATAGAAGGATTTGATGCTAGAATACCAAGCATTTCTAAAGAAAAATGTGGTGATCTATGTACATCTGTAATTGGTTGTAGAGGTTTCGCTTATTCAGATGAAGGTGTTTGTTTTTTATCGAAACAAGCTATATTAGGTAAACCCGTCGATTCTATCTTTGGTGACGAATATAATACAAGTGATTATAGATGTAATAAATCGCAACCAATACTGGACGAAAGTGATCTTCTTTCTCCCAATTTAATGAGAAGAAATGCACTATATATGTGCTCGGATAGTGAACAAGGCAGATATACACTACAACTTATTGCGCCGACAAAAAGACAGATGGTGGGAGATTTTGATGATATAGAAAAAATCGATGTTCCCAATTATGATATTAATAACAACTTCGAATGGCCAACAGAAAAAGTAAGCACTATTTTAAATAATACGAATTTAGGTAAATATGCTGTGTTTGAAAAATCACATGATGAATTTTTAGGCCAATATCTTTATCCCCAAAAATGTACAACAGATATAAGTGAAATATCATGTTTAAAATTATGTGAAGCAGACAGAAGATGTATTGGTGTCGAATGGAATCCATTTTATTTAAAATACAAAGCTGGGGAATCTAATTCAACTAATTCATCTAATGCAATCGGAAACTCAGGAGGAATTTATGACGCATATTCAAATATATGTTGTCCAAAAACACAAGTCAGCGAAATTATACCAAGAAGAAAAGATTTCGCCAATGGAAATTTTTATATAAAAAAATATGTTGATGCATTCGAAAAAAACAGAATATATATCATGCCAAAATAATTTTAATTATTTACTTATTTGAGTCTTTGACACCTTTGATTTATTTTGTTTATTTGGAACTGTGACAGTTTTAGTTACTTTCCCTGAATTTATTTTGTTTTGTTTTCCTCCTTTATTCGATTTAGTTTTAGTTTTAGTTTTTTTTATTCCTTTTTCTTGATCTTCGAGGTCTGCCAATTCATCGAGATATATTTCATAGTTGACTAAGAATTCATTAAGTTCTTCTTTCCACAATTGTTGAGCTGTTTTATTCACATAAATGTCATATTCCTTTTGTTTTTTTTCACATTCATTTGTTAATTCAGCAATTTTTTCTTCTGTAAGTGAAAATAAACTCATATTTGTAAGATATTCATACGAAACTTTCGTTGTGTCATCGTCTGAATTTTGATCTAAATTATTTACATTGAGGCTTATCTTATAAGATAATTCTTTGAATTTATACTTAATCAAATCATTTGTAATAGCAGCTTTTGTTCTTTTTGCGACAACTATTTTTGGAGGAGTACTGACGACATGTTCGATGAACCTCTTTTTTTCTTTCAAAATGTTTAATTCATTTTCTAAAATGCGAGTATGGTATTCTTTACGTTTTATATATAGTGCAAGACGTGCATGATAAAATTCGTAAATTATATCATCGACATTATTATATTTAGTAATTTTTCCATTTGTATTAAATAAGTACATATTATTCATTGATAGACTCGATGTTAATTTCAATTTCTTTTCCAATGTATTATCTTTGATCATTTCTTGTAATTTATTTCCATAAAATGTTATAATGAATTCAACATGATTATTTCCACTATTATTAATTGGTGTTGTTTCTATAAATTGTTTACTTGTTTGATCTTTTGTAACAGTTACTGTGTTTAAATATTCTTTATATGTATCACTCCACATATCTATCGGTAATTCAGTTATTTTAACTGTTTTGTCATCAATAATTTCGTAATTACCCGATACGTAAACTTTACCATTATTATCTATAGTAACTTTCCCTTTAAATCCTCTAAACCATGGAATCAGATCAATAACATCGCGTCCTTCATCATCATCCATTTGGACTATTAAATTGTTTATAATATCTTTTGGATTGAATGGATGAATTGTTGTACTAAAACCAGTTCCAATACCTCCACACCCATTAGCCAAAAGAGTTGGGAAAATTGGTAGATAATATTCAGGTTCAACAAGTGTGCCATCTTCGTCAATATATGTATATAATGGTTCATCCTCTCTTCTGAAGATATAAGGAGTCAATTTGTTGAGTTGTGTGAAAATATAACGAGATGCTGATGAATCTTTACCACCTAAACGTCTAGTACCGAAGTTACCGTTTGGCAAAAGGAAATTAATATTATTCGATCCAACATAATTTTGTGCCATCCCAATGATTGTACCGACAAGACTATCTTCACCATGGTGATATTCGGTGTGTTCTGAAACATAGCCACTTAATTGGGAAACCTTGATTTCGCTATTTTCTAATTTACGTTTGAAACATGCATATAAAATCTTCCTTTGTGATGGTTTAAGACCATCTTGGATTGACGGAATAGATCTATCGTTACTGTATGCTGAAAAATGTTTAAGTTCTTTATTAACATAGACACTAATTGGGACTGTTTTTTGTGTTATATCGAGGATATCATCTTTGTCATAATCAAACAACCAATCTTTTCTGCCTGCAATACGTTCCTTTGTCCGTTCAAATGCAAGTAGTAATGCTTTACGTGATTCACTTTTATCATCTTCAATTTCTTCTTCCATATTTTCTTGCATATCTTCTTCTTCAAAGTTTGATAATTCATCATCATCATCATCGCAATCTATTTCTGGATTATCAGAATTATCTAAATTATCTAAATTATCTAAATTATCTAAGTCATCATAATTGTCATCTTCTATGGATTTTAGTAAGTCATTATTTTTATTATTATTTTCATCATTTGAACTTTCCCACACATATTTTACGAGTCTATTTTCAAAATCATTAAATACTTCTTTGGCCTCTTTTTCAGTCGAAGTACCTAATCCTTTGTAATATTTAATTGTCCATTTAGATGTGTCACCTTTCAAATCTTCGTCTATCCATTTTTTATATTCACTTATTGTATAAAAATTGATCGGACTTTGTTTTTTGGTGTCAGATTTCTTGAATGCTTTTACGATAGGTGTTGTCATACATTCAACAAAACCCAGTTTTAATAATGATGGCCAAAAATAATCGAACATATTCATTATGAGACCTTTAATATGTGATCCATCAACATCTTGATCTGTCAATATGATAATACCACCATAACGTAATTTAGATAAATCAGTATATTTTTTATTTTGTTTTAATCCCAAAATGTGCTTCAAATGAATAAATTCAGCGTTCTTCATCAGCTGAGATACAGACGCTTCTCGAACATTTAAGAACTTTCCACGTAACGGGAATACACCAAATCGTTCTCTTCCCACAATACTCAAACCTGAAATAGCAAACACCTTAGCTGAATCACCTTCTGTAAGAATAAGTTTACATAAATGTGATTTTCTTGGTTTTCCTGCCCATTCTGCATCATCAAGTTTTGGAATTTGTTTAACATTAAAAGTCTTTTTAAAATCTGTTTTTGCCAATTCACCTTTTTCTTTGAATTGAGCTAGATTTACTATTTCATCAACGATACCTGTTTTGATTAACTTTTTAATAAAATCGGGGGTAATTTCACATTTTGATCCGAATTCGGACATTTTTGTGATTAAATTTTCTTTTGTTTGTGAATCAAATCCAGGATCTTCGATTATACAGTCAATGAAAACATTAATATTTTCTCTAATATATGCTGGTTTAATGTAACTAATTTTGTGCTTCTCTTTGATGTAATTGGCTAATAGTAAGCAAATTTGATCAACAACATGAGATACATGATTACCCCCTTTGTATGTACATATACCGTTGACATAACTAACTTGTGAAAAACCAGAAAATTTATTAAATACAACACCAACTTTCCATCTTTCACTGAATTCCTGATAAATAAGATCAGATGGTATATCATCGTTATAAAACATTTTAATATATTGGTCGAATGAATCAAATTTAATAACTTCTCCATTGAATTTTGTTGTAGTACCAATTGAACAAGCAGCTATATCATATACACGTTTTTTTATCAATGAAATAATATCATCGGTGAAACCAGTGACACCAAATCGAGCAAAGTCTGGTTTACATGTTATCTTAGTAAAAGATTTTTCACCCGGTTTAGCATTGCGTATTATCGGAGGATTTATTTTATACATATTGTTTGTAAAAGTTTGAATATAATGTTTTTTTGCTTTTGTGTCAAGAGTTTCAACTATAAATTCCGTTGAATAAATATTTGCTAATTTTGCACCATAACCATTTTTACCGCCGACTGTTTTACCTTTGACTTCATAATTTGAAGATGTTAAAAGATGTCCAAAAATTAGTTCAGGAACGTATAATTTTTCTTCTTTGTGAATTTCAACTGGAACACCATTACCATCATTCCATAAAGTTAAAATTCCTTGTTCTTTATCTAGTGTAACTTCCATGTTTTTACAAGTTGGGTCTCTAACTTTGTGATCACGAATGTTTACAAGTAGTTCATCAAAAATTTTATATAAACCCGGTGTAAATGTTATATCTTGCTTTATAATATATGTAGCTAGTTCGTTAAATACATGCATTTCTTTTAGATCCGAACTTACACTCCCGATATATGTATCTGGCATAGTCAAAATATGTTCGTGATGTGTTTTCTTTTTGTATATTTCTTCAATGGTTTTTGCATCCATTTGTATGTTTTCCACCATTTGTGCATTTTGTTTTGGAGCTATTTTTGCTGGCATTTGTTTTTTTAAAAGTATAATCTCAGCTTATTTATTTGATCTCTTTATGTGATTAACTTTAAATTTATCAATTTTTTACATTATAATAATAAAATTATACCATATTTTGATAAACTATATAAAACAATTAGATATATTAAGTGATAATATACAAAACAGTAATAAATGTTTACAAAGGAAAATTCAAAACGCAATCCATTATTGTTCAAATATTCCAATTATAACATGTCACATGTTGGAGGAAATAATGATTATACGGATAATTCTTCTAAGTATATTGAGGAACAAAAAAAAATAATAGAAAAATCAAATAAACGAGTTCCTGTTTCTTATATTCCACCTTATGACGATATGTATATTTCGCCCTATGGATTAGATGTATATACAAATCCTAATTTTGATTCTGGTGGTTATGGAGGCGGTGGAAACGCAAAGGGTACAGATGAAAATACTATAGAAATGACGGAAGAAAATAGAAATAGATATGATCCATATACTGATTATCTTTACAAGAATGGATTGATTGAACGCAAAAATTTTGTAAGATATAATGTTTATTATCTTAATATTGATAGTTCATTGAGAAATACATTGCCAACAACAATCACTGATGAACCGAATCAACTTGTTGGTAATCCTCTGTCATTCATGGAATTTTCAACTGATGAAATAAGCATAACTACACAATTAAAAATTACTCATCCTGGACATCGGTTTCAAATAGGTGATAACATCACATTATCAGGTTTATTACCATCGATCCTTATTTTACGTACAAAAAATGACGCAGGAAATACACCATTTATTTTTACAACAGGTGATGATTATATGAAAATAGTATTTCCTGGTATTTCAAGAATTGATCCAGCCATTTATAATGGAACATTTAACGGTTTTCCATGGACACCTGCTGACTCCGACGATTTATTCATCAGAATATTTGGATTTAGGGGGTCTGCAGCAAACCACCCATATATTGGAAATATTCCAATTAATACACTTAATGCATTCCAACAAATATATTTAACAACACCTTCAAATCCAATATTTGATCCTAATGTCATATACATAAAATTAATTACAACATTTGATACCGGAATTCCTACACAGCCACAATATGTGTTCTTAACATCATACAATGTTGAAATACAATATCGATATGCAGCAGGCATTCCAATAAACTTGGTAAATGCTGAATTTCCATTGAATCTTTTTCATGTACAAGGATTTCTAACTATTGTCAATGTTGAAAAAGATTTTTACTACGTTACGATAAATCATAGAATGGGAAGTTTTTTATCATTTGGTGGCAATGATATATATGTCGCAAAAGTACTCGATGTAATTAACGGTTTTACTCAACCAAACCATTACATTTTGAATCTGGGGAAAACATATACAAATGTCATATATGTCGGAATAGTTGATTCAGAATTTCCTAATACGCAACAAGTTGTTAATACTACAAACAACGTATTTTATTGGGAAAATCAAGATGACGGAGGACATGTATATTCTGTGACATTAACACCAGGAAATTACGATCCGATTAGTGTGGCCGAAAATTTAGAAAAATTAATTCTCGCTACTCCGAGAGTAAATTATACAAGTATAGGTACACAATATACAAACAAAAATGTTATTAAAATCGTTATTGATCAATCAACAAGTCAATTCACTGCTAGCAGTTACAAGGAGGCTAAATTACAGAAACCATTCATAAATACAATTCCATCTATTCCTCTCACGCCATCACTTTCAGATCCTGTGAATATTCAAGTTCAAATCAGACAAATAAATCATAACATTGATGTCGGAACATCAATTGTAATAAAGGGTGCTATAAATACAATGGGAATACCACCAGAAACGTTAAATGACACACATATTGTTACAACTGTCATTGACCAAAATAATTATGTAATATCCTTATCAAATGTTAACCTAACAGATATACGACAAGATACGAGAGGAGGTAATAATGTTACTATTTTTGTACCAAATATATTTAGACTCATAATGGACAGATCAAATTGTATAGGACAATTATTAGGATTTCGAGATGTTGGAATGGTTACATCTATTACTGTTTATGCAACAACTATAACAAACTACGAACCGTATTTTGAGGAACTCGATTTGGATAGTAATGGAACACCAAAATCATTCGAAAATAATGCATTATCATTATTTGGTGATACATATTTATTAATTCAATGTCCTCAATTGACGCAATATGATGATATAGATGTTGGTCGCAATATAAACAATATTTATGGTAAAATATTATTACCTGAATATAATGGAGAAACTGAAAAGGGTAGATATACAAATAATAAAAGTAAAATACTGTTTAATACGTTCTCAAATTCTGCACGTATTTATTTAGAGCCAATACCTGAATTGTATAGACTTGAGTTTACATTTTTGACACCGAATGGAAACTTGTTTGATTTTAATTATATAGATCATTCATTTACTCTAAAAATTGTAACGGTTACTGATAGACCAAAAGGAACAGAAATCGATACCAGTATAGGTAAAATTACATAAAATAAGTATTGTCATTGAAGATGTATAATAATACATTGAAATAATTTTTATCGTTATAATAGTTATATTACTAAAAATATAACTATTTAAATTATATGAATATATTCACAGAAGTATTATTTTTATTTGTATTCGTCTATGCATTAATAATATTGAAACTTCCTGATATGACAAAAGATGATTACATATTCCAGAAATTTTCAATATTTGTATCATTATTTTGTTTCTATTTTGTGTTGCAAGCAATAAATACACTCAGGTGTAGTTCAATGGTGAGCATGTCTGATTTGGTTAAAAACTCATTTATTGTTGCAATATCGGGAGTTTTAGGACTTACAGTCTATACAGATTTGTTGAATATGGAATGGTCACATGATTATATAGAACAATATATTCCACCAAATTCATCGAAATATGCATTTTCTTTGGTTGTGACTATATCTATTATATTATTCATCACTTGTGTGAGACTATTACAAATGGCATTATCTACACCAAATCAATGAATTATATAAAATTAATAAATATATTGTTGATGTAAACATCATTGGAAGAGATAATTTTAAAATCAAAAACAAATTAATTTCTGTATATAAATATATAACTCTATGGGGAATAATTTAATATATAAAATATTACAATATACTGCACAAATATTAGCAATATTCCTAATATTTAAATTCTTACCCGAATTAACTAACGGAAATATTGGAGCTAAATTAACTAATGTCGATATATTAATGATAACCGCAATAATTATGTTGATATATATATTATTTGAAAACTTGTGTGGTGTTTATTCACATAGTGAAAATAATATGACACAAAATGATAAAATAAATATGTGTAGTTCTATATGTTCAATTGATAAATCAGAAAAAAAAACAGAAGAAACAAAAGAACATATGGATAATGTTTTTTCAGATTTAGAATCAGGAATAACAGGAGGAGTTATTAATTTATCAGCCATAAAATTGGAAGATCCCACACGAGGAGTATCATCAACAGATATAATGGTAAATAAAAATCCAAATAATTTATATGGTGGTAATCTTCCCAATCCATATCTAAATCCATATGTCAATGCTTCTTCTGTGGGTGGTCCGTCTGGTGTTTCTGCTCCATATGTATCAAAACCGGAACCATATTCTTCCAGTCAAACTGTTCCATCAATTGAACAAAACCAATCAAAAAAACTTTCTTCATATCCAGCTAATCCGTCCATATATAATGCTAGCCAACAGCTTCAGTCCAATCAATTAAATCAACCTATTCCATCTAATCCATCTAATCCATCTAATTCAAATGATTCAAATAAATTAAAGCTATTGGCAAATGCAAGAGAAACAATTCGCGCTAATGACATTAAAAAAAACAATGTATTCGGAAAAGTAAATCCCAATAGATTTAACCCGAATGTCGATAATTACAGTAACGCACTTATGGGTAACATAGAGGCAGCATTGGCAGATAAATATAAAGAATTAGAACAAATTAGGAATATTTATGAACTTAATTTGGAAAATAAATACGAAGAAGAATATAATAAATATTATCAAGAAACTGGAAAATTTCCTGATCAAAATAAACCGCAAATCGAAAGAGATGGATGGAGAAATTGTGAAGGTGTTGTTGAAAGTGATTTAGGATATGATACCGATTACAATCATATACCTATAGGAGATGGAAATGATACTCGTGATTATGAATACGGTTATTCGTATCTTCCGCCCCGCGATTGGGCCCCCAATAGAGGCGGTTTGTTTCCTCCAGTTTGTGTTAATAACGGTCCATTGAACGTTCCCTACCCATATATGAATTCAGAACATTTAGATTTATTAGAATGGAGTGATGCTATTAGAATAACTGGTCCACAGGATGTAAATACTTCATTTATAAAAAAATATAATGCTGGAAGATAAACTAATTTATTTAATCTAATTCAGATAATACAGATAATGAAGATTTTGTAGGTTTTATTTTCTTCGCTTTTACAATGACCTTCTTCTTATCTTTTTTAACAACTGGATCATTAATTTTGATATCATTTAATTGTCCATTTGATGATTCATTTTTAATATGAATTATTTTATCATTTACTATGTTCTCCCCATTATTTTTGTAAAATAAATATACAACTTTGAATCCGTAATCATCAACAATATTTTTTATATCACTAAATTCTAAATTAATATATTTCTTTACTGTTTCCAACAAAGTGTTAAGATTACTTTCTCTATTATCTGGATTATATCTAATGAAGATACAGGGAATTCCTAATTTAGCGATTATATCATACATTCTTTGTTTATCACACTCATAATCAGATCCTCTGTGTTCATATTCATCTACCTCGACAATTAAATTATAATTATTACAATCAAATCTAATATCTGGAAATAATTGACCATTGGTACAATCTCTTCCAACTGATCTATTATGTATAAATTCATTTTCTGGTAAATTATCTTTTAGGAATTTTACAACATTTAATTCTTTTTCTTTAATGAATGATTTCTTTTTATTTACATATTTACAACAAAAACATATCCTACCACAGGTTCTAAATATTAAACATTTGGGACATAATGAGCATTTAGGACATCCTCCATAGCCTCGTAAATGATTTACAGGTAATTGATTAAAATCTCCATGTTCTTTACAAGTAATTATTACTTTTATATTGCTGTGTTTATAATCAACCTTTTTATATTGATACTTATTTTTATGAACACAATTTGCTTTTTTAGTGAATTCTTCTGTTGTCATCGTCTGTTTTTCAATCTGTTTTTTAATCCCACAGTCAAAACATCCTTTTCCAGATAAATGACCTAATGGTGTTTGTTCAAATTCACCGTGATCTTTACATATAATATTTATTTTAGTGGTAAAATTTGTATAATTAATTTTTGAATAATCATATTTTTCTCCGTGAATTTTTTTAGCTCTTTTAATAAATACATCAGGTAATAATGTATTTTTTTTAGTTACTGTAATAACGGCGCATTTTTTACATCCATAACCACGTAAATGACCGTGTGGCGATTGATCAAATACGATATTACATGTGTTACATTTAATTTTAATTTTTTCTGTAATATTTATGTAATTGCTATCAGAATAATCATATTTATCCTTGTGAATTTCCTTCGCTTTTTCAATAAATCTATCGAAATCAGATCTTTGTTTTATTAATATTGTATCATTGTCACATTCCTTTTTTTTAGTTGGTTTATTAATATTTAAACATTTTGGACAAATGCCTCCGGTTAAATTATAGATTTCTGATTGTTCAAAATGTCCATGCTCTTTACATATTATAATAATTTTAATATTACCATCTTCGCCTTTTTCTTCCCTATAATCATATTTATTATTATATTTTTCTTTTGCTTTTTTAATAAATTCTTCTGTCGATAATTTATGTATATTATTTTTTGTCACAATAGAACATTTAGAACATCCGTGTTGTCGAACATGACTATGAGGAGTTTGTTTAAATTCTCCGTGATCTTTACATATTATAATAACTTTCTCTTCAGAAGATACGTATTTTACTTTAGAATAGTCATATTTATCTTCATGAATTTCCTTCGCTTTTTCTATAAATTTATTACCAATAGATTTTTGTTTTGCTAATATTATATCGGCATCAATTTCTTTCTTTTTAATTGGTCTATTAATATTTAAACATTTTGGACAAATAGCGCCATTTAAATGATGCACAAGCGATTGTTGAAAATCACCATGTTCTTTACATATTATAATAATTTTTGTATCACCATTTTCATCTTTAATTTCTTTATAATCATATTTATCATTGTGTTTTTCTTTTGCTTTTTCTATAAATTCTTTTGTAGATAATTTACGTATATCATTCTTTATCGTAACTGCGCATTTAGGACATCCTTGGTATCGAAGATGACTATGAGGAGTTTGTGAGAATGGTCCGTGTTCTTTACATTTAATTATGACATTATAATGTTTACCTTTATAAACACTTTCGGTATAATCGTATTTATCTTCATGCATAGTTTGAGCCTTTTTAATGAATTCATTTTGTGATAATCTTGATTTGTTTGTAGTTGTAATTATGGCACATTTAGGACATCCTTGTTTATTATTTACATGTTTATAAGGAGTTTGATCGAATAAAAAATCATGAAATTTACATTTAATTTTTACCTTTGTATCACAATTTTTGTATTCTATCAACGTATAATCATATTTGTCTTCATGAGTTTTGATTGCTTTTTCAATAAAATCTTTAGTTTTATTATTCATCGATTGCGGTATATCTTGTGATGATTGCTAATAATAATATTTATTTATCTAATCAACTTTTTAAATAAATTAAATAATTATAATAAAATATTCAATTAATATTTTGCATCCATAGTTTGTTCATTTATCCATATTCTAGAAAGCATAATAATTTCTTGAAATTTTTCTTCATTGCAATTTGTAAGTTTATTATCTTCTAAATATTTAATAATAAACCAGGCTCGTTTGTTAAATGTCTCTCTTGATTCAAACGAATCCGACTCAAAAATATAGTGTTTCCCATTACTGGTAAAAACTGATTGTATTTTATGTGTTTCAGTCATTTTTTTAATAGTTATTTTGGTATATTTTATTAAACTTTTAAATATATTCATATTATATTATTCAATCTTTATCTCTACTATCACAAATAATTTTCATTTTTTTACTGTTGTCTCTAAATAATTTTTTTATGACAACATGATATATTACGATGGCAATTGCTGTGAACAACATAATTTTAAGATAATTCAGATCAAATAATTCTTCTTTATCATCAATGGTACAATTCAATATATGTAAAAGAGTTATATGCGATAGAAAACGTATTATTTCAAATATTATTTCAACTAGATCACATTTTGTGATGGTAAAATCAACCATATTATTCTCTATATAAAAGAGTTATAATATATTTTGATATTTTATTTTAATAGTGTTTAAATCAACTGTCTTTTTTTCATACAATTATATATATCTGATGGATTATAAGATAATAATAATAGTTTGTCTGTTACTAATCGCTCTTTATTTTATATATAGAGAACAGTGTAAATTATACGAATATAATAACAATAAATTTTCAAATTTAGAAGAAAATATAAGAGAATCTTACGCGAATATAAATAATGATATGAATGTATATATAGGAAAAATAAAAAATATTACTTCTGATAATTTACAACAAATCAAGAAAATTAATGTGGATAATATTCAACAATTACAACGAATTAATCTTCTTAATAATCAACCAATAACAAAAAAAACTAATCATTTTACAGAAACTGATAGCATCAGTGCAAGTGACCAAGTAAAATATATTTCAGATACCAGAGAAACAATCGGTTCCAATTATTGTACTAATAATTTTAATCATGCAAATAAATCAGTTTCATTAGATCCTATAAATCACACAATTTTAATTAATGACAATAGTTTATATATGAGTCCCGGACCGATGGAGTTTAGTAAAAATTATAAAAAACATGCGGCCCCCATTAGTGCAGAAAAACAAGTACAAATCGATGAATATATAGTCAGTGATAACTATGACGAACATAGTGATAACATACAAGATAATGATTATAAAAATAATTATGATAATAATCAAAATAATAATCAAAATAATAATCAAATAGGTGACTTAAATATTGTTGTTAATGCCGATGATGATGTAGAAATTCCCTTATATAACCAAAAAAACTTAGATATATTAGATAAATTGACATCTGTCGCTAATCTTCGTCTTTTTTCTCTAGATGATAATGGTGATACTGATGATGATACTGATGATGATACTGATGATGATACTGATGATGATGATGATAATGATACTGATGATGATGATAATAATGATACTGATGATGATGATGATAATGAAAATAATTATGATGATTATGACAAAAATAATGATGACAATAACAATAATATTGATAGTGAATCAAGTGATGAAATAGATAATGATAAAACTTATACGATAGAAGTTAATGTTGATAAATTTACAAAAAAAAATGTAGATAATATCGAGCCATACAGTGAACGCATAGAAACATTAAAAAAAATAATGGAAAAAGGTTCCGTAATGAATGATATTGATGAAGACATTGTGTCGAATATTTCTGAAATATCTAACAAATCTACTAAATCAAAATCTGTTAATATAAAAGAAACGGTTGAAATTATAAATCAAGAATCATTAAAACCGATTGATGATTATTTATTGGAAACATTAAAAAAATTAGCACGTGTGTATTCAATTAAAATAACTGGAGACAACGGAAAACCATTAAAGAAAGAAATAATATATAATAAAATAAAAGAATATCTTGAAAATAAAAAATAGAAAATATAGATTGATATTTATCACAGTGTAAAAAGCTTTATTTTTAATTTCTATTAAATTATGTGTCAATTAATTGATATATTTATCAAAGATGGTATAAAAAATATTTTTTAACTGTTTTTTCAACCTTTATTAAATTATATATCAATTAATTGATATATTTATCAAAGATGGTATAATATTTATTATCTGTTTCAATAATATAAAAATACAATACAAATGGATAATTTCTATAAAGACTGTCCACCGATGATGTCGGATGGACGTTTATTCACAGATTATAGAACAGCTGTTCGTGCTGATGAGACAAATAAGTATATAAATGGGATTGTACGCGATGATGAATATAGAATGTTTTTACAAAATAATGCACAAGCTATTATGGAAAATACATGGGAATATAATAAAAAGACAAAATCATGTTGGCAAAATGAGTGTGTTCACAACTATCCAACGAGAGTATATCCTCCATGGTTCGTTGAAGAGAGAAAGGCATATAATCAATTGTCTTTACCGGGCAATAAGAGAACATCTGTTTATAAATGTCCTCACTTCAAGGATTATAAAATATCTGGTAATAAAATTAGACCACATACACCGTACAACGCTCAGAATGAACAATATATAATGCAATACAATAGAAAATTAGAAGGGCAAAAATAAATTTATGTATTAAAATCTGAAATATTTTAACAAATATTTTTTAAAATTAAAATCTTAATAAATATAGTAAACAAAATTTAATATAAATCGATAATATATTAGACAATATATTATTATACATTATATAATGGCGGATAGAAGACCATCTTTTTCGACAAAACCTAATACATTTAGAGATTATAATAGGGCACATATTCCAGAAAGGAATCCAGATGAGAATGTAACACAAAAAATATTTCTATTGATTGAGGAAGGAGATATATTTAAATTGAAAGATTTTATGTTAACAAATAAAGCCACTGTTAATGCAAGATTGGAAACAGGAGAAACATTATTACACATGGTATTAAACAGTTCCAATTTGTCTAAAGGACAAAAATATGAATTATCTAAATTTTTAATCGAACACGGAGCGCCAGTCGGTTTGAGTGATGCAATGAATATTACACCGCTACATATAGCTTGCAAATTGCAATTAGTTGATGTTATAAATCTTTTATTAAAACATGGTGCTATAACTAATGTTGCAGATAATAATGGTATGACACCACTTCATTATCAAATAATGAGTGAAAATAGTACATGTAAGACAGACAGGAGTACAAAAATCGGTGATTTTAATGTGCCAACAATCACAAAGGAAAAATACACTGCACAAGTTAAAAATATGAACAATACTATTTTAGATATATTGTATCAAAATGATGATGTCAATAAATATATGGTTCATATTCAAAAAACAATTAAAAATTTAGAAAATATGTATCCAGAGGAATTAGATACAATACAAGAGAAATTCACAGATTCAGTAACATCTACAATTACTAATAGTGACACGCCTAATTTATTTGAAAAATCTGATAAAATATTTAATCTAACAGTTGGATGCAAAAACGATATTAATATAATGGTTTCTAATAAATTAAAAGAATCATTAGTACAAACTAATATTAAACCAAATACAATCGATGGATGGGGACCATCGAATAACCAAATGGACCAAATTCTACCATATTCCAATATAAATAAAGTGGCTTTTGCTATATCACATGATATACGCCAAACAAGAAATAGTGTTAGTACAAAATTACGTCAACATCTTGGAAATATTGATGAAAGAGCGGGACAACTATCAGAATTTACCAAGAAATGGGAAACATTATTGACCGAAGTTAATAAACGTACATTTGAGATTAAAAAAAAAAATGCCAACTCAGAATATGTTACTAATGTGATTAAAGCCGAGAATATAACAAATTTATTCAAAGGTCGCGATGTATTTAATCAAGGCGAACGTATTAAAATTCCAGCTTTGAATTTAAACCAAGCTGGAAATTATAATTTAGCGGCTTCATCTCCCGGTGTTACTATAATCAAAGATGGTAATGCTCCTGGAAATCGTATAACGAATGATTTAAATAATGGATATTATTTTATTTCTTTATCTAAATTTTATTTGGAATTATTTAAAATAAATATGAAAAATATTAAAAATAATAACGAAACACTTATTAAATTTATGGAATCATCATGTACTTATGCAACGTATGAATATATGTGTAGTAACTTATCATTGTTAGTAATAAATGCAATTTTATACTTGGGAGCAATTATGACTGAAATAGATGTTACATTAATACCCAGATTTAAACAGATTTTAACAGCAAATGGATCTAATACACCAAATAACACTGCTGTTTACACAAAAATAGCCGATGATACAACGAAAGAAATTAATAATTTAGCTAATATCAAAACAATAATAAATGATATGTATAAAATGTTTTATAATTTTATGGATACACTAAACAGTGCAGTAAATGTAATAAACATGTTATCCGCGGCTCGTTATATGAGACAATATCATAATGAGTATATTGATAATAATAAAGTTACACCTTCGACAGATATACTCAGAGAAATATATTATAGAGCCTTTCAACCATTACCAATGATCCCTCCAACTTTTGATGAATTTAGATCGAGAATAGCATCAATTGACTATAATAATATTAAAAACCCAGATATTTTAGCTGAAATGAAAAAAAAATTATTTGAACTTTATATTCCACAAATTACTTATAAAAACTATTCGTGTTATTATGCACAAAATACTGCTGAACGTCCTGGAGATAAAATTAAAATATTTGATAACGAAAATAATTTAGTTGATTCAAATCTAGAATTTTTTGGCATTGGAAAAATAACATTGCCAGATGGAACCGTGCAAAATGAATCCAAAAATATATTACGTTGGCCCACAACAAAAGTAAATGGATGTGCACGATTAGGTTATTTATTAAATATAGAAAATGGAATGGTTAATACAGAGTTTAATATTCGACCAATAGAAGAATTTCCTGCACTTCGTTACGGTCACAAAGTCAGTTATTACACCGATGTCCCGAATCCAGAATTAGATCCAGGCAGTCCAATGAATCGCATTGGTTTAGTTAATATAAAACCATCAGTAAACCAAAACAAGAAAGAAGCCGCAGCTCCAATCATAGGTACATTACTCGATAAACATTTGTATATGATAAAATATTTAGTTATCCAAATTTATTTAAATAATTGTAAAATTATTTTAGAGGATATACGAGCAAATAGATCAACGACAGGAAATTCTCCCATAATGATCAAATTCAGGAAAGAAATAGAAAATTATATTAATTCATACAAGGATGAATTATCAATGAATGAACTACATGATTATATTATATATGTACTTGTTGCTAGAATTGTCGATACAGCATTAATTAACTTTATAAAGGGATGTATCAACAGTAGTTCTATTTATCATACAATCAAAGTTCTTAACCAATTTAATAATAAACCAGAATATGCACAAATATTACAAGATATTAAAAATCAACATGGTATAGATAATATCAAAGTTAATTTAATGAATATGGAAACAAATTTCAAAATAGATCTTAATGGTATCATAGACGATGTTTATACTAAATTTTTAGTTCCAGTCGCAAGAAACACTGCAAGGAAAGTGTATGAACTTAATTATACTGATTTACTAGTCAAAGATAAAAATCCGGATGATACAAGTAGCAGTCAACATATTGTATATAATTATTCATATAATACTAAATTATTAGAAAGTAGATGTTATAAAATAAATGCAGAAATTATCGATATTCTTGTTAAAAATAATGCACAAGTGAATTATAAAAATATCAATGGTAATACTCCTCTATATTATGCTATTGAGAATCAACATATTGAGACAATCAAGAAATTATTATCATATAATGTCTCTGTAAATACGAACTTGTCAAGAAATGTTATAGGAATAACTCCATTACAACATGCATTAAATATGTATAGTTATCATTTGGAAATATTAAAAGATACATCGTCACTCACGAGCGGAATTTATAAAAAAATAGAAGATTTAATTAGAAAAAAACCAGAATATAAAAATAATGTTATCAAATATGCAGATAATATACTGCCTCAGATAATGTTAATGATGAATCATCACTTTTATTTATTAACAAAACAATATAAAAAAGATTGGACATATGATAAATATAAATTATTGATGGACAAATTTGCGTCGTATAATATAATTGATCCGGAATCTCCCATTAATAAAACAATACCACTGTTGACATATTTTTATAATCTTACATTGACCGGAACCTATGGGACACAAGCATTGACTGGTCGAGATCAATTCATCGATGTTCAATTAGCTGTCAAAAATAATAAATTGGATGAATTCAATCAGCGCGTACAATCTATAAATGATGAATATAATGATATAATTGGAAAAGTCAGTGATCCTTATTATCAAGCAAGAATAAATGAACTTAGACAACTTTCTAGAGAATTAACAACTGATATTAATAATATTAGAACAGATATAACCAAATTAACCAATCTTAAAAAAAAAGTACAAACTACATTTAATGTTTTAAATCAACAATATGAAATTAAAAATATAAAAACAAGAATTGATAATTTCAATCCTTCAAATATAAAAAATAGTGTACAGTTATACGATAAAATATTCACTAATGTTATAAATTATGTTCCTCCACGTCATAGTTTTAAATATATGAATACAACTAATTTAGATACATATAGATCATTGTGGAGTTTATATATAGCTGATATTGATGGCCAAAACAATCTCACAAATTTACCAATATTGTTAACAAAATTCCAACTTATTTTATTAGAAAAATTTAACAATAAAGAAATAGATCTCAATGAATACAATCAAAGTCTTGAACTTGTGTTTGAATTACACAAAAATATAATAAATCCATTTGCTGAAGATTATGAAACACTTCCTTTAGAATATAATACAGGCACAAATTATGCACTTGATATTGTTATGGATATTTTAATCCATGTTATAAAATACAATTTATGTAGTATGTTATGTAATGTATTAACAAAAAGTTTAACATTGTATGTTATGAATGTTAATAATAAAACTGCTATATACACAAATGATATAGAATATTCTAAATATATAACAGGTATCGTAGATAATATAATGTCAAGTGGTTCTCAACACGAATCTATGATAATAAAATATATTATGACAACATTGCCATTAAGATGTGTCAAAATTATAACAAAAATATACGAGGGTGATGACGATCCTGATAGATTATTAGTTAAAATAAGTAGTTTATTTGATCCTATAACGAATATGTTAATTATGAACCAAACATTACCAATAGACACAACCTCATCAATAATTACTTTAATGGATAAAACAATTTATCCGTATTTTACTGATATCATTGAACAATTCGTAAAAGAAGGAAAAAATATGATAGATAGTTATTTGAGATATTCACTTAATGAATCAAAACAAGTAGAAATAATTAAATTGTTGTCTGATAAAGCAAAAAATGAAACAACAGTGTCATAAAATATTAAGAATATTAAAAAGTAAATTAAATCGTATTGGAAACAACAGATAATTTTCTCATTGAAATAATATCAATAATTAATATAGAAACCAATAAAATTATTATTAATAACATAACAACAATGGTTAATATAAAATAGGGGTAATATCTACTTACCATGTCTTCTAATAATGGATCAACAATATTATTCATAACTTTTTCTTTTGTTTTATTTTTCTTTAATTCTTTAATGATCGAATCAATAATGGCATTAGTTATCGGTCCGATATAAGTAGTTTCAGACATTTTAATTATATAATTATATGATTATATAATTATATATCTATATTTAAAATAACTTATATTCCCAAACCAGTCTTGAATATGAACGAATTAAATAATTCAAATAATTCAAATAATTCAAATAATTCAAATAAGTCAAATAAGTCAAATAAATTAAATAAATCCAACGATTCAGATATATATTTTGATTCGTCAAAGATCCGAATTAAATATTTACAGAAGGCATATAGAATTTTTAATAATAGTGAAAAGTTTAAAATAACAACACCAAAGTGTTCGCTACCATTTGGATTAGAAAAATATTATGACAAAATAATTGCCAATCTTGAATTTAATATCGATAATAATGATTCATACAATTATGTAAATATAATTAGAAATATAGATACAATATTTAAATCAATCGGTTCAAATTCTGATGCAAAAATGTATAATATACCTTATGGATTAACAAACGAACTCGATAAAACGTTATTCGTCGGCTCATTAAAAGAAAGATTTTCAAAATGTTTTCACCATAGATGCCATATGAAAAAGGGAACAGAACTTACTTATTTATCTGAAGAGCTAAAGGGGAAAGAACTCATTGCAACAATAGAACTTGATCATATATGGAAACACGGTAATGAATACGGATTAGTTTGGTATATTGATGATATAAAAATTGTATAAAAATATTGAAAACTGTTATATGTTGGCAATTCTATATGAAATCATATTCATGATTACAATTGTTGTACAAACACACAAACTATACACGTTATGGAAGAAGTTTCTATTTTTGTGTTTTTGTACTACTTAATTAAATTTTGGTCATTCACAGAGACTATTGATCAAATCGGAAAACTACATCCTAATTCACAAAATCTTTTTGTTAAATTATTTAATAAAAAGATATGGATAAAATGTTCGAAAGAAGTGACAAAAACTATTCTATCAACAAAATCGGACAGCAAATTGGCATATATAAACAGGGTTTTTACATTATCACATGGTCACTTGTATAGTATCGGAAATATACAAAATGAATCATATGATGACGATAAAACGGATCCTTCTATGTGGCACAAAGTCCATCATGGTTTAGCGAAAGCTATCGACACCAATAGATTAGACGAAATTATGTCGAAATATTCATCAATATTAACATATAAATATAATTCTAAATACAATCCAACAGAAGTAATGAGTGAGTATGTTATGAATGTTTGGTTTGAATTTTGTTTTGGTATAACAAAAAATCCCGATGAAGATTTTAACAAATATAAACTAATTAGAGAAAAACTAATTAAAACATTGAGAACGACATTTTATAATAGAAAAACAAGTTACATCCCATATATCGGAGAATATATCTCTAAAATAATGTTTTATTTGTACAAAAATGAATATAATGAAATTGATAAACAACTTCGTGAACTGATTAATAATTCCATTAATACAGATGGATTTATACAAGAATTTTACAATCAACTTAAACAAACTACTGACTATGACAAAATATTAATTGATAAAATTGTACTCGATAATACATTTTTAAGCATCCTAGTCTACGATTTTATAAATATACTGGCATGTAATTCTATAGTTCGGTTTGCATCTATTAACCAAAATTTTATAGATCGTAGAAGTATGAAAGATGAAAATATTACAAATAGTTTCCTTTTTCCTCATCGTATGAGAGTAATCGGATTGGATATCACATTAACTGAAAATAAATCTGATAATGAACTGATTTCCATAAAAAAAGGAGATTTAGCAATTATCAATATGTTAGAACATAAATTATTTTTTTCCTACGGTCCTAGATCGTGTATTGGTCATGCATTTTCAACAAAATTTTACAATAAATTATGTGAAATTTTTGATCCGTACGATATCATAAAAACAGATGATAATAAAGTAATTAAAAATCATAACAGAAATATCCCAGAAATAATTTCAACTCATGAAATTAGGTTAACTATGAAAAAAGATATATTGAAAAATACAATGGATAATTTTCCTCACAAAGGAGTCCAAAAATTTTATAGAATTGAATCAATAACAGAAGATGTCACAATGTTTAAATACATAATAACACAAATGGTTGAACGCATCAAGTGTATTCAATTTGAACAAAACAAACAAATTGATTGCATTGTGTTATCTGAAGCGCGTGGCTTTATGTTTATGTCAGTTGGTAATCTTCTATCCATTCCTATTATTATGGCTAGAAAAAAGGGAAAAATAGCTGGACCGGTGAGTTGTGTTTCATATATAAAAAATTATGATGATGTCGAAACGATAGAAATTTCTACTAGATCATCTAGTTTGTTGTTGAATAAAAATATAGTTATTATTGATGATGGTTTAGCATCCGGTGAATCAGCTAAAGCATTACATATATTATGTAAATCAATGGGTGCGAATATTCTTGATGTAATAGTTGCGATTCGTCATAGTTATTCTGTTAATTCAAAAGATTCTAGAACAGAATATGAAAAAGAATTCAATATCGATGTATATAATATATTTTCTCTATAAAATTACTTTTTTTATTTTGATGATTATTATAATTTTTTATTATAATCAAATTAAACTAGATCAAAAGATAAATTTATTAAATTAATATGCACTTGTCGATGATAAATCTGATTCGGACATTAAAGAAGCTGATGATGTTTCTTCGGCAGCTTTAGCTTTTCTTGGTTTGCTGGCTTTTTTTTCTCCTTTTGGTTTTTCTACTTTTTCTGGTTTAGCTGTTTTACCGTTTTTTTCTCTTTCTTCGATATGTTTTTTAATATCAGCTGTTACTCTGTCGATATCTATTTTATCAAGAACATCTTTTGTGGCCATTTTTTCCATTTCAATTGCTCTTTCATATCCATTTAATTCAGGTTTTGAATCTTTCACTTGTCTATACAAAGCTGCTTTATAATTTCTAGCAATATCGCGTGAAACTCCCATTATTTCAGCTATTTTATCGATAGTTCTATCATGTATAATATCAACTTGAGTTTTAACTTGTCTACTGAGTTCATCCGAAGATTCAGTATCGCTTCCCTCAAGTTCATCTTCCATATTGTCATCACTATCGAAATCGTTCTCATTTTCTTCTGATCCACCAAGTAAAACATCAAAATCAGAATATAAATTCATGCGTCTTGAACCGAAAACTTTAACTTTTGAATTTTTTGATGAACCACCAGTCATATTAACATCTCTGAATTCATTCATCGGCATAACATTGGTAGATTGGACTTTCTTCAATTGATTTCCTTGTTCCATCACTTTTTGTATAAAATCATCGGTATCAATTAGATCTGTCAACGGAACAGTTGTTGCTCCTAATTGTGCCGGCATATTTTCAGTAAATTCAGTTTGTGTTACATCAATATTATTTTTTTGTTTTCTTCTTCCTTCAAGAGCCAGTAATATTTGAACTAAATTACTTTCAGTAAGTTTATCGTCAATATCATAATTTTCACGTTTTTTAGCAAAAATATTTGGTCTAGTTCCCTTTTTGACATCAATGTCGATATGTTTAATTACATCTATATGTTTTTTTATTTCTTTTTGACATTCAACAACAGGTTCAGCATCTGTCAAAATATAATTTCCCATAGCATTTCTTATTTTTGGATCAGCACCGTGTTGGATAAGTAATTCACATAGTTCGTGATTTTCAGTTTCCAATGCAATGTGAAGGGCGGTGTTTTTGTTATCATCCTGTTTATTAATGAACGACGATAAATTTTTAGATGCCAATATTTTGTTAATGACTTCGTTGACATGTGGAATTTCTCTGTAAAATTTACAAACATAGTGTAAAACGGTGCATCCATTTGTGCGATCGGTTTCAGAAAAATCAGTTACGACATCATTTCTTATCATAAACGAGAGGGCAGCAAATTCACGTTCGGTACAAGCTTTGATAGCTAAATTTTTATTATTACTATTATTGAAAAACCACCATCCTCCAGATTGATTTTTATTATATACTTCGGGAGCATATGAGGATGTTGCAGATTCTGAACCAATTGTATCCATCGAGATTCTATTTTTATGATCAGATAAATTAATATAATTCATCATTATATAAGTATATTATATATTATTTTGTCATAATATTTTTTATACTATAATAAATTTTGAGTCAATCTTTGAAAATATATTCAAAATACATTCAAAATATTTTACAATAATTTTAATTTTAATTTTAATTTTAATATATTTTTAGAAAAATCAAAATATAAATATAGACTATTATTATTATCTGTGTTAAATATATAATTCTTAACAATGTCCAAGACACTTTATATAGTTGGAGCAATAATATTAGTAATTATACTATATTTATGGTATTCTCAATCTAGTTCGACAAAAAATGAATCATTTATACCAATTGGAGACGAAGACGAAACCCAAGGTGTTGAATATAAAAATATGATCGATAATGACAGAAATAACGCAGGAAACGAAGATACTGATGGTGAATATGATTATCAAGATGAGAACACACCCATAGATTATATTAATCCAAATGGAGATGAAGAACCTGACACATATGAAGATAGCTATTACGAACAAGATCCTCCTTATAGACAACAAGTTCGCGATATCATAAACAATGGCGAAGAAGGAAAAATAGCTGACAGAATCAAACGCAAATTTGTTACTGTTGATACAGCAAGGCCTGGAGTTTATAAAATGGTTGATTATGTTAACGGTGTAAGAGGTAGTCAAACTATTAATGAAGATCTCGAATCTTATTTAGAAAATAGTAACGATCTTATTCAAGATGATTATATGGAAAATGACAAATATTCGGGTTATGATGAAAGTGATGGTCAATTTGCATCATATAAACCAGAAAGAAGAAAATCAGATAAATATAAATTAGATGAAATCTTCAATTCAGGAAATTTCTTACCAAAGAGCAAAAATAATGATTGGTTTGAAGTATTACCAGAGGCAATAAGTGCTAAAAATCGTCACTTAATCAACGTATCTAAACCTATTGGTATTAATACAATCGGAACAAGTTTACGTAACGCCAGTTGGGATATTCGTGGAACTCCAACATGTCCTAAATTCGTTGTTGCTCCATGGTTACAATCTACTATCGAACCTGATACAAACATGAAATCACTCTGCTAAAATAATTAAATAATTAAAAAATTGAAAGTTATTTTCATAACTACATAAATATAAATATATATATTGAATTAAATAATCCAATATATTAAATGTATTACAATAACAAATTACCTCCGATTGAAGAATCTATCTACGAAGATAATTCAGAAAATGAAAATAATGAACAAGAAGAATTTGATAATGTAGAAATTGATTTGTCACAATATGAAGTATCCGAGGAAGATAATCAATTTGGTCAATATATTGATTTATTAAATATATTTAATATTTACTATAAAACTATTTTTAAAAAAACTACAACAGCAAGTCTTTTTGAAGGGATTGATCTAGATGACGAAACATCTACAAATCGCGCCCTCGAAATGTTTTATGAATCAATGCATCAATATAAAACATCTCAAGATGATAGATATGTTGAATTATATGATCCTGATGAATATAAAGAAAAATATATGAGTAAAAATAAAACACTACCAGAAGATTACCCATTATATTCCGTTACTGTTAATGATACTTCAGTCGACAAACATGAAAAGATTACTCACAATCTCATCACTGCATTAGTATTTATTTCAAATCATGATTGGATAAATTGTGAATGGTCTATCAATCAACTCAATAATTTTTAATTTATTTAACATAATATATAAACCTAAAATTATTTAAAGAAGCATTGATAATATACACTATAATATAATAAGATGGATCATAAAAAAAATAAAAAAAGTGTTATACGTGAATTAGCTGAAGAGGCTTCACAAAACGGTAAAAAACAAAATAATAAAAATTATTATTTAGAAGATTCAGATAAATCAGATAATATTAAAGATTTAATGAAAGAATTAAATGATGATAAAAATATGACAATAATAAATCACAATACTGACACTGATGATGTAGTCGAAGATGATAATATTGAAGATACATACGAAGACGATTCTGGAGATAATTCGGATAATTCAGACAATTATGATGAAAAGGGTAAGAAATCGGTGTTTGAAGAAAATGTTAAAAAGTATTTAAAACTCGATAATTCAATTAGAATTACTATGGAACAATTGAAGGATTTAAAAGAAAAGAGAAAACCATATGAAGAATATATATTGAAATATTTAGAAGGAGCTGACGCACCGTGTATAAATTTAGCAGATGGTAAATTGATTAAAAATAAAGCAGAAACATTGTCACCATTAAAATTAGAAGTAATAAAGGATTCAATTAAAGAGGGTATTAAAAATGAAGGAAAAGATCTTGCGAACGCGAATGATGTTAAATTTAATGACGTCACCGAGAAAATAATAGAATTAATGAACCAAAAGAGAGGAAAAAGTTCTAGAACAAATTTAAAGAGAACATTCGTCAGAAAAAATAATAATAAAAATAAAAATAATAAAAATGATGACAAAAATGAGGATAATAAACAATAAACAATAAACAATAAGTAATAAGCAATAAATAATAAAGTAATAAATATTTTAATAAATTTATTAATTTTTGTGAATAAATTAATAAATAAAATTGTTAGATGTTATAATAATCCTTTTAATTTAATCTTCAGATTTGTTCTTAGCAAATATATAATAATATATTTATCCAAGGAAAGCTGAAGATAAATTGATTTCAATATAAGGAGTCATTGGAGCATTTAATGTTGGACAATAAAAAGTTTTACATCCGTATATTACTGGAGAGTACCACCAATAGACTATAGGTTTCGGTTGATTTATGTATTTAAATAATTTAAGTTTATCATAAACATTGTCACTATCATCATCAGAAGACGAAGATGAAGATGATGAGTCATCTTTTCTTTCGTGTCTATGTAAATGATGTCTTTTTCTCCCTCCGTTTTGTTTAGTTTGTTTTTTGAGTTCGTTACTCATTTTATCTAAGCGAGATATTTCAGCTTTGAATTTTTTTTGTTGAGCTGGAGTCAGTTTAGTTTCAATTTCTGTTATAGAGTAATCAGCATATTTTCCTGCACGATTCTCATCAACGCGGAAACTGACAAGTTCGCGTGAGCCTGTATTTTCCATTGTAAAAAGAAATGTAGGGACATTTCCTGTTATATGTTCTGATATACTATTCCAGGCTTTGGTTGCAGCCTCATTTTCATCAACTGCTTCAACAGTTGGATTGAATCCACCAATAATTGTTGGATTGATAATTTTAAACGATTGCATAATATTTTTATTTATACTGATATATATATTGAATAAAAAAATAAACATTCATTATTAATTCATAATATTCCAAAATAATATGTTAAAATAAACAAAATATCTATATTGTTTGATTTATTCATTAATTCCTGATATCGTCAATTTTAAAAGAATAAAAAAAATTGAATTGCGTTTATATTGGTTTAAAACCGACATAAAGATTGTAAACATTAATTATTGTATATTAATAATGCTCGATAGAAAAACTAAAAAAAAGATAACTAAAGATCTTGATGTCAAAATAAACGATGTCGTCACTGTGAGAACATTGATTGATGTTTGTAAAGATTTTCTGGGAGATGTAAACCTTGAGTTTAAAAGAGATCCTGAAATGGAAAAGGATGATGATAATGACGAACTTCTTAGTGCTGGTATAGCGAGCGATATAAATAATAATAAAAAATCTGTAAAACAATCAAAAATTAAAATAGAAAGTGACGAAGACCCAAAAACTTCTACTAATGGTGTGAAACAGGAAAATGAAGTTGCAAAAAAAAATGATTTTTACGGAATTAAAATTATTGCAGTAAATACTACAAAATCGCTGATTATTGTTATTAAACTCGAATCGAAAAAATTTGGAATTTTCAAAGTATCGAAACCAGTTTACGATGTGGGTATTAATTTGTCTCAATTACATAAATTGATAAGATCACTTGATAAGGATGATATATTGAGAATATCAATCGACAGTGATGAAAAACATTTGTTGATATTAGATGTAGAAAATGAAGTTAGAAATAGTCGAACACGCAACAGATTGAAAACATTGGATATTGATAAAAAGACATATAAAATTCCAGAAACAAAATTTGATATGGTTGTTACAATGGAATCATCAGAATTCCACAGGGTATGTAAAGATTTATCTCAATTAGCAGATTATGTTGAAATTGTATGTAAAGAAAATAGTATAACATTTACTTCTACGGGTGATTGCTCAGATAAAAGTATAACAATTGATGCATCTGAACATAATGGTGTTAAAATAAAACCATTAATTCCAGGAAAAGGACTTATCGTTCAAGGAATATTCGAATTGAAATATTTCACGATGTTCCAAAAATGTTCAGGACTGTGCCAAAACATACAAATCTATTTGAAAAATAATTATCCCATTTTTATAAAATATTTTATTGCATCATTGGGACAAATTCTTGTTGGCATCGTTCCGGTTAACGATAAGAGTGTTAATAATAATTTCAGCGATGAGGATGACGAATATAGTGATGATGATAAACCAATTAAAATAAAGAAATCTGGTAAAAATGAATCTGATGATGAAGACATAGATGACTATGATGACGATGTCGATGACGAATAATTTATTTATTTATTTATTAGTCCCATTTTGTATTTTTTAAATTCGTTATAATAAATTATTTTTAATAATTTATTATATTTTATTTATATTAACAGTATATATAAATACATTTCATAGTATGAGTAATTTTGGTATGAACAGTTTAGAATATAGTTTATTGTATGATATTGTCGCAGATATCGGTGAGATAGTTGGTGTCTCGACAGGCTACGAAATGAAAAATAAAAAATTGGAGGCAGAACTTGAAAGATTACGAGCAAGAAGTGAAGAATTGAGAAGAGAATTGGATAGATATAGAGGAGTTGTAGCTCCTATACCACCTGCACCTCTTGTACCTGGTTATGTTCCTGCCCCTGCTCCTGTTCTTACTCCAGGTCCAGTATTGGGACTCCGAGACAAAAAAAAATTTATGGAAGATTGTGTTAAATATAATAAAGAAAAAGATAAACTATTATCGTTTGGTTCATTTCAGCATGACATTGTAAATCAAACAAATAAAATTAATAAACTTGCTGGTATGGGTGGTCCATCTATTAGAGATCAAGAAGATCTAAAATTAGAAAGAACAAAATTAGGATACATGTACTATAGACATAAATTTAATAGTTATGTTGATGAATTGGATAAAACAAATTCATGTAAAATTATATCAGAAATGACGGGTGGAGGTAATGATGGTGCTATCAACCAATTATATCATGCATACTACGAAAAAAAAAATAATAAAAAAGGAGGTAATCGTTCATCTTTTGACAATATTGATATATTTATTGACGAAATGATAAATAATAAATATAAATATACCACAAAAAATGCTCAAATTAAAACTGGAATAACAAATGATTTGAGTGATGTCGGTAAATGTCTGTTTTCAACAGTATTGGACGAAGAAAGAGACACAAGTAAATTTATAAAATATGATGATGTACACAAATATGCTTGTTTTGGAACACAAATGGTTGTGAATGAAGATACTTATGAAAAAAACGAACTTTATTTGTTCAAAAAATACTTCAATGTGTATTTCACAGATTTATTTATCAAAAATTATTTAACAGCTGAAACATTTGAATTATTTACAAATTATATTAATTTTACAATTGATTACGCAATAAAAAAATTTATCAGTAAATTTAATGAAGTATATGATCCTAACTATGGAAATAGTTCAGCGTCAGATTATCTTTTATCACAACATGATATAGTTTTATTATATAAAGGAGGTAACACGACAAGAATGTATATACGCAATTTATTCAAAAAAATTACATTAAAAAATGATCCTGTTTCCAGAGAAGCCAAAACACATATGAATACAATTATTGATGGATATGGATTAGGTGACTGGGATTATAACATTGCTGTCGATTATAAAAATATAGGATCTAAAGTCGACAAATTTGGAAATAATATAACTGTAGATAGAATGAAAGATTTATTAGTGCAGGTTGTTTCATTTGCAATATCTGAACTTAAATGGTCATTATCATCATTATTAAAAGCCAGTTACAAATCAAATGATTTGTACCAATTGTTGTTTACTAGATTATTAAATAGAGAAACAAAAGATAAAAAAGTAGATGAATTTATTAATGATTTGATTAATCAGTATAATACTAAATTTCCTGGATCCAAATATAAACTCAATTCAATAAAACTTAAAAAAATAGATACATTTGATAGTGAAATTACAGAAACTGGTATAATTAGAAAAGATAATTTAAAAACAGTAACACAATCAACACGTGATATCGAATGGAGTGGTATAAGTACTGTATATAATGGTTTGCCTTTTACTTCAAATAATTATATCGAGGTTAAAAATATATTTTCTTACAATAATGGAACCAGAGATGAAGGATTGCCATTCAATGAACCCAGAAATAATATTTACACTATGTTAATGGATGATTTGACAATCGTTAAGAGATACACAATTGTTAAATTCGCATTGTTTCGTTTGAAAGTTAATAACAAAACTACCATGGAAATTAACGGTAGAGATGTTAAACTCAATGTGCCATTTGAATTGGTAGATATATCAGTACCCCATGAAAACGATATGAAAACTAGATATTATGATATCTATCTTAATCATGACGCCTACACACAAAAATATTTGGATGGATATTTACAAATAAAAAAAACTGGTATGTTATTACCCATTTCTCCTCCTACAGCCGATTATATGTATGCCGATATAGTAATTATGTTATGTGCCGAAGAATTGTTTATATGGGAAGAAGTTAAGTATGCAAAACGTATATCGAGATTATTTTTATTAACATTAGTGTGCTTCGTTGAAAGAAAAATTCCTATCGGAACTATAAAATTATACTTCGAACAATTACAAAAAGCATTTACAGATATCAATTCTATTGGACAAACAGGTGACATAAATTCCGGCATCAGAGAAAAATTAAATTATATTATAACCACGTATAATCCTAAAACTATTGATAGTGTTGAATATAATGGGTATTTATCTAAACAACTGGTATTACAAAGTGGTTCTATCGTTTATTATTTTGACAGATTATTAGAAAAACATTGTGAACAAATAGTTACTATAGATTATATTAAAAATAATACGCCAACATTTAAAGAATTCTCTGATGCTGCTTTAGAAATACATAAAATTGTCGAAACAGATGGAACACTAATTGCACCAAATGCTATCTTGGGAACGATTGGATATTCTCACGTCATAAGAGATATCGATGAATCATATAATAAATTATTCAAATTTGAAACAGATGTCTTAGCAAAAATAGAAGATATGTTAGTTATAGTAAAGGGTATTGAAGCAAGCGGTATTGATACTGCAGCAATCGACCTGGGATATGACAAACTTGAAACATTGTATTAATCCAATCGAACTAATTTAAATTAATTTAAATAAAAAAATAAAAAAAACCATTTTTACCAAAAAAACCATTTTTACCAAAAAAACCTAAAAGGCAAAATTCCAAAAATACACATTCTTGTACAAAAAATTATACAAAAATGGTCTTTATGTAATCGTTAGTTACCTTTGTCAGCTTTACCTGGACTTCACCAGATGGTGTCGTGAATCCCTTCTTCTGGATTGAATATGTAAGATGCCGTAGAGTATCATCAACATAATCAGAATCAGGCACATTGTACACCAGACTAAGACTCCGTATCTTTTCTGTCATGGAACAAATCTTCCCCTCGACCTCCTTCAGAGAATCACATGCAATTGTTTGCGGTGTAATCTTGTCATCAATCTTCTCTGTGGCAGGAATCACCAAGAGCTTAATGTTCTCCATTTTATAAGCTCTCGTGATAATCCTCTTTTCTCTTTTTTGCACGTTTTCTGAAGCATTTTAATAAAGTCCAGTTATAATGAACTTTGTAAATACTTAACAAATCAATTTTTTGTATGGAACAATATATCAACCTTATGATTAATATACTAAATTCATAAAATTATACACAAAATAAACTAAATTAATATTCTGGAACATTGAGTCTATATCTAACATTTATATTACAATATGTACCTACAACAGCGTTAGGTAATAATTTACTTATATCCTCAACTTTGTCATTAGTCCATATCTTTATCAATGCCCAATTTGTCTTGACACCATATGATATTCCATTAATTATATTCATATTTGGTATCAAACATTCATTCATCATTAACATACATAATTGTTGCATTAATTCTACACCATGTAATGAATCAATCCTGATTGAACAAATTCCTCCATTTCTATTTTCTTTATGTTCCCATGTCGGTTCAATAAAAGTTCCGTCATCTTGCGATTTCATTATGAAAAAGTTATGCATCTTTGAATTGAATTTATAAAAATTATTGAAAAATTGTAAGAATGTACTAACAGAATCTATTGTGTAAAAATCTTTATCAAAACTTTCTATTGACCAATCATTTGATTCAGCCTTGTGAACATAAATTTTCCATGAATGTTTAAATTTTAATTCAGTGCCCTTATCAAGATTTTTATTTTTTTCTCCTTCTTCGATAATTTGTACAGAATCTTCAATATCCGATATAATATCGCTATCACCATTCAATAACGAATTTAATACAGAAATATTCTCATCAGGTTGTACTTTATTGACTGTTTCTTGTGTATTATTTACAATTTGAGAATTCGTATAAGAATTCGTATGGGAAATTGGATAAGGTTTGCTATGAGATATCTTGTATGTTTCAGAATTCTGTCTTAAGTTAGTTTCCATTTCAGAATTCTGTATTTTATTATTCCTCACAACAATCTTGGGTTTTTTTTTGTTTTTAGTTCCAACTTTACGCCAACCATCACTTTCATCTTCATCTTCATCATTATTATTATTATTATTATTGTCATCTGAGTTATCTCTATTTTGATTATTTTTATCAGTTTGATCTGGTTCAATAAATTGACCTATTTGATCTATTTGATCTAATTGAACTGATAAATTAGTGTTAAATACTTCACTAGATTCTTCCTTAGAACTATTTATATGTTTATTACTAGTATGCTTATTATCAGATGGGTTGTCATCAGGTAATAAAAATTTATTTTGAGGACGTTGTAATTTTGATTTCTTATTTTTGTCCATCGTATCTATTTTGTTTTCCCTGTCTGTTTTTACCTTTTTTGGTATATTAAATCCCATATTTGACATTTGAATAATCAATTTTATTGTCATTTTTTTAAGTGGTTATAAATTAATAAATTACGATACAAATACGATTAATGAATTTTAAATTTTTACTTTAGTTTGTTTTTGTTCTATAATTTTAGTTTTTACATTTTTATCTTTTTTAATAGGTGTATTCGAATTAAATATTCCTATAAATGCTGCCGTCTGAACAGTATCCGTTGTGCAAGTCGTTAGATTAAATTCAATTTCCCGAATTTGTTCTAATATTTTGAGACAATTTTCTTCAGACATTTTGTTCACATCAATATTATTTATATTGATAGGTTTATTCGAAATATAATCAATAAGTATATTTGATATTTCCGTTAAAATATCTGCTAATGTATAGGAATATTGTTTTTTAATATTATCAACTAAATTATGAGATTGTTCAAATGACTCATTAATTAAAGACTTCAAAATAATATCAATGTGTTCAGAACTTATATACCCAGTGCATCTTATTACTGCATTATTATCAACTATATCATACGATAAACTTGTTGACTGTAATATATTTATCACACGTCTCATATCACCTTTTGATATTTTTATCATAGCATCGATACCACTTTCCATAACATTAATATTCTCCTTTTGTGCAATTTGTTTCACTCTATTTCGAATGGCTTCACTCGCTAATGGTGGAAATCTATAACATGCGCATCTTGATTGTAATGCTTGAGTTATTTTTTTAACTTGGTTACAAATCAAACAAAATCGTGTCGTACTAGAAAAATTTTCTATAACTTGTCTTAACATTGCTTGAGCATCAGAAGTCATAGCATCTGCTTCATCCAATATAACCAGTTTAAACAAATTATCATCACTAAATATATTTTTAGTTGCAACAAATTGTAATATTCTTGTACGAACAACTTCAATACCTCTCTCCTCAGACGCATTAATATTAAGTACCATCAAATCCATTTTTGGTCCATATAAATGACGTGCGATAGACATTGCGACACTTGTTTTTCCACTTCCAGGAGGACCGTGGAACAGTAAATGTTGTAATGCATTTTTATCAATTGCCTGTCTCAATGTACTAATAATTGTTGTATGTGAAATGATTTCGTCCAATGACTTTGGTCTATACTTCTCAATCCATGGAAGATTATTCATTCTTCTTGCTTATTTGTATGTTATTGAAAGTTTATTAACAGTATATACTTAAGTCAATTTTATCAAAAAAAATATATAATTCAATTTTATTAAAAATATATAGCCCATTATGGATGCTAATTTAAAAAATGAATTAGGCCAATTATTTGACGAAAAAGTAAAATTATTTATTGAAGCAAATAAAACTAAAACAGAAAATGAAATTATCAAATCTCTTGATGACAGAATTAAAAATTTAGAAGATAAATTGGTCGATGCAGAAGTTAAAAGTAAAAGGAAATCAAAAAGAAATACATATCGTGATGATGATTCAGATGATGATGAAAAAGATACTGTAAAGGATAAGGGTAGCTATTGGGGAGCTGTTATAGTTATGATTATTGTTATTTGTATCGTTTTTTTAAAAATAATGGATATATTCGACAAAAAAGGATAATATTATGAACAATTTGTTTTTTTTGTCAAAATTTAAATATATAATAATATATATTTAATTTGATTTAATTTATTAGTAATGATAGAACCACAAAATAATAATGTTACTGAACCTATTCAACAAATAGATCAGTCTAATCAACCTAATCAACCTAATCAACCTAATCAACCTAATCAATCTATTCAGGAAGTTAAACAAATAGATCAATCTATTCAGGAAGTTAAACAAATAGATCAATCTATTCAACCTAATCAATCTATTCAATCTATTCAACTACCTATCGATATTAAAAACAATATTCCAGAATTATTAAAATCGGAAAAGGGAATCATCAAAATAATAAATTTAGATGCAAAATCCAAAGAAAATTTTATAGTAAAATTCGACATAACTACAGGCAAAATAATAAGGTCGACAGAAGACAGATTAAATTCGTTAGAATCTGAAACATTATTATTAAAATCAAAACTTAAGAAAATGCAACACGAAATGAATAATAACTATTATTATTTTATTATTCTGATGATAATGTCGTGGATTGTACTCAGCGACATCGATATATATATTACAATGATTTTATATATTATTTGCGTACTCCTTTACATTTTAGTATTATTGTTTCTCTAATTTAAAATAATCTAATAAACATAAAGGATTAAACATAACTAATAACTTACTATAAATTATTATAAATGTTATACACCGTCTTATTTTATATATACAGTTATATACTTTCATTATATGAATTAATAAGACCATGTGATATAAAAATATTATACAATAATAATGTTAATTATGGACTGAAATTATACGTTAGGTACATGTTATTGAAGTACATATACGTATTTATAACATTACTAGATATTATAATGACACTTTTATTTGAATCTTCAGATTCATTCTTAGCAAGTGTATTAAATAAATTTATAAACAGTAAGATTTTATTTGTTAAAAAATATATCGATATCGATTGTTCTCATTTTAAATCAGATAGTAAAATAATCAGATGTTCATCTTTGTACAATGGAATATGTAATTTATACAAATTTAAAAACAATAATGAGCATAATCTATTTAACATTCATAAAATTACAAAAATTTATTTTAAATTAGACAACAAAAACAAAAATATATTACCAAAATTGATAAATTACGTAGGATATAATAATAAATTTATTGATGTTATTAAAATGGAATATATAGTCCAGAATGATGATGTATTATGTATTGAATTAATGGTAAATTTATTTGATGTAACAACTTATGAAATAATTATCCGTCAAATAGACGAAGATAAAAATATAGAAAATGTATTAGAAGAAATGGCCGAATTAAATGATAGATATGATAAATCTTGTAATTCTTGTGTAAATAAAAAATGGTTTATCGGTGATACTTGATTTTTTACAAAACATTCATGTTACTTTTAATGTTTATAAGTAGATTTAAGTGATATAAAGAAATGACAATATATTTGTAATTGGACAAATAATTAAAAATAGATATAGTTTTTAATTATTTAATTATTTAATTATTTAATTATTATTGATTAAATTGTTTTATTAAAAAATTGATTTAAATATGGCTGTTGCTATAACCACTTAAAAAATAGAACATTAACAAGGTAATATCGCAAAAAATCATAAAATATGGATACAGACATATACTCCTATGATGATCAAATTCAGAAAATTGACCAAATTAAATTTAATGTTTGGCCCAATCCAGAGATATTGAGAGGATCAGCATTAGGAAAAGACACAGATGGTGTTACGGCAGCAGATCTGTATGATAATTCAGAACCCAAAAGAGGTGGTTTGATTGATTCCCGAATGGGAACAACAAATGAATCTCGAGATTGTGACACGTGCGGACTCAATTATATATATTGTGTTGGTCATTTTGGTCATTTAACACTAGCAGATTATGTATTCCATACTGGTTATTTACAATTTGTTAAAAAGATATTGAGTTGCATATGTATTCGTTGTTCTAAATTATTAATATATAAAAATGAGAATGAGATCATGGAAATGTTGAAGAATACTACAGGTAGGGCAAGACTTTCTGCAGTCAGAAATCTTGTCAAAAATGTAACTTATTGTCAAAAAGCTAATTATGGTTGCGGTGCCCCCGTATCTAAAATTCGTCTCGAAATAAAGAAATCATCTGGTGCAATCACTTTGTATTCTGAAACCAATCTTGCTAATTTACCAAAGGAAGAAGGTGGTGGTAATGAAGGAAGAAAGAAAAACAGGCAAATTTTAACACCGAGTTTGGTATATGACATATTGAAGGAAGTCAGTGATCAAGATTGTATAATTATGGGTATGGATCCATCAGATTCAAGGCCCGAAGAAATGATTCACAAGATTTTTCCAATTCCACCAGTCGCAGTCAGGCCTTCGGTTCGCGCCGAATTCATGGCATCATCATTGATGGAGGATGATTTAACTCATAAATTGGCAGATATCATAAAAGCAAACGATAGAATTGCACATCATAGTGAATCAGAATCTGCTTCTAAATTCAGTCAAGATCATTTACATTTGTTACAGTATCAAGTTGCTTCTTATGTAGATGGTGATATGAATATTCCAAAGTCTGAACAAAAGGGTAAGATAACGAAATCATTGGCACCTAGATTAAAAGGAAAGGAGGGGAGGGTAAAACCATTACTTTGGAACTAAGTAATTCTTGCTCTCAACAGGTAGATGCTATATTAGGTGTATGTACTCTAATATAGAAAAACATTGTAATGCATACATCCTTGTTTTAATAATGAGGATTATATAACTACCTAGTCTTAAGAATTTACATAAATAGTAAATTCTATAGGCAACATTGCCAAATTGCGGGAAACTTTTATAGATTATTATTGTACGAAATATATCTATCGCGTAACGGCGTTAGAGTTTGTTCTCGAATATACATAACAAACACGTAAAAATCAATAATAATTGTTTGGAAACGAACATAAAACAATCCGCAACCAAGCCATTATGTTATTTAACGTAATGGAAGGCTCAACGACTAGATGACAGTGGGTGACATACAAGTGTTGCTTAAGGTATAGTCTAATGCATTTATAGAGTAGCTAAACATCGTAATGATGCATGCGAATTTATGCATAGGAGAGGAAATTTAATGGGAAAGCGTGTCGATTTTTCTGCGAGAACTGTAATCACGTCTGACCCAACAATTGAAATCAATCAACTTGGTGTTCCAGTGAAGATTGCGATGAATTTAACATTCCCTGAAGTAGTCACACCACAAAACATAAAGTTTTTATCAAAACTTGTTAAAAATGGTCGTGATATATATCCAGGTGCAAACTTCGTGTTTCCAGCAAGTGTATTGGAATCCGGAACAAGAATTTTACCAATTGATTTGAGATTCAGAAAAGAAAAAATAGAACTTAAATATGGTGATATAGTTGAGAGACATTTATTAGATGATGATATTGTCTTACTCAATCGTCAACCAACTTTGCATAAACAATCTATGATGGGACATAGAGCAAAGGTTATCAATAATCCCACACTTAATACTTTTCGTTTGAGCGTTGCGGTCACGACCCCGTACAACGCCGATTTTGACGGTGATAGTCATTTTGTCACCAACAGCAAGCTGCCAAATGAGTTACTAAACATATTCATTTGGGAAAACAGTGTAAGTTTAGTCATGATATAACTTGCTAGTATTGATAATCTATTGTGTTAGATTATTAATGCAAAATTCCAAAATTGCGGGAAACTCCTAAAGTTCAGCATACTAACTGTTATTTCGAAAGATTAACAGGTTTACGCGTAATGGCGTAAAATTGAATTCATTAACTTTACGTTTAAAATAATATAAGTAAAATAAACGATTAAAAATAATTAAATGAACGATATACTTGAATTAAACGAAAAAGACAAATTAGAGGGTATTATCTACAAGATTACAAACATTGTTGATCAGAAACTATACATTGGTCAGACTGTAAGTCACAGGAAAAACAAGGGAAAATACAGACCGTTTGGCCATATAGGACGATTTAATGATCACATCAGTGAAGCCGTTAATAATACAAAGAGGAAACAATGTACGTATTTAAATAATTCTATCAGAAAACATGGAAAAGATAATTTTACTGTTGAACTAATAGAAACATGTGAATTAAAAAATTTAGATACAAGAGAACAACATTATATTAATGAGTATAATTCATTGTTTCCAAATGGATATAATTTAACAAAAGGTGGTAAAACTGGCAATCATGTAGATGTGTGTAATAATGAACCATTAAACGAACCCAAAAAGAGAGGTAGAAATTTTGGTTATGTACACAAAGAAAGTACGCGAAATAAAATGTCTGAACGTTTAAAAATTATGTCACAGTCCGATGTTATAAAAGATAGAATGAAAATAACGATGAAATCATATTATGATGATAAAAAAAAGAAATTTTTGATGACATGTGATCTCGATGATGATGTAACTAAACATATCAAAGAAATTAAAAAAAGAGATACTGATATTGTACATCAATATGTCATATGTATTAAAAATAAAACAATATCATTTTATGGTAAGGATGACATACTACAAGAAAAATATGATCGTTTATTAAAATTATTAAAAGAAGTTAAAGAAGCTCAGAAAGTAAAAATTGCTGAAATAACCGAAAGGAAAATGGATGATCCGCAACCACTTGCCTAAACTCGATATAGTAAGAGCATGGTTAGGGTTCAGAGACTTAATGGGAATTGGTCAAAAATGATAGGCTAACTACCTTGATTTGGCTTAAGATAAAGTCCAATAGCTTCTCAAAAGAGAAGATGTGCCTTCCAATGTCAAAATGTTTGTCTAAACCATTAAGTGGCATGATAAACGATTGGAAGATGGAAATGAACGTTTTCCTCAGTCAATCGATCCAAACACAGATCGAATTAGAAGAAATAGCAGATGTTAAAAGACAAATTATCTCTCCAGCAACTTCACGTACCTCTATTGGTATCGTGCAGGATGGTTTGATTGGTTCATACAATTTAACATCTCCAAACATGATGATAGATAGAAAAAATGCTATGAACATCGTTTCATACACTTCACTTGATGACTTTAGTGCATTCAAGAAAAAGGAAGATTACACCGGTTATGAGATATTCTCTATGATTATTCCATCAAAGATTAATGTAAAGAGAGGTGAAGGTGATAAAGCATTAATCATTAAAAATGGTATTCTAGAGAAAGGTTATATGACTAAAGATTTGTTAGGTTCAAAGAAAAAAAACAATTTAACTCAATTAATTTGGGATGAATACGGTATGGATGAAACAAAGAACTTCTTGAATAACACTCAAAGACTTATTAACAATTTCAACTTATATAACGGCTTCACAGTTGGTGTCGGTGATGCGGCAATTACAAAGGAAGTCGATATGCAAATTAACAAACTATTCGAAACTAAAGATTTGAAGGTCAACCACATGGTTACTGATTTAGAAAACAATCCAGATCTTATGGACACCGACTTACTAGAGAAATCTATTTTCGGTGAATTAAATGTTATCCGTGAAGAGGTTGGTAAAATTATGATGAAAAATATTGCACCAGAAAATAACTTTAATATTATGATTTCATGTGGTTCAAAAGGTGATGCAACTAACTTAGGTCAAATGGGTGGTTGTGTCGGTTTACAAGCTTTCGAAGGTAAACTTATGCCAAAGAAAATTCATGATAGATCGATTCCATATTTTTTCAAAGATGAAGACAGTTCAGAATCAAGAGGTCTTATCAAGAGACCCTTCATTGCAGGAACAACATTCCCTGAATTCTTCTTCCACAATATGACAGGTCGTGAAGGGTTGATTGATCAGGCTATTAAATCAGTTACTGGTGATACACCGATTGTTATTATAGAAAATGATAAACCAAAACATGTAATGATAGGTGATTGGATAGATAATATATTATCCGAAAATACTAAAGATGTTAAGCACTACGAAGATAGAGACATGGAACTCCTGAATATACCAGAAAAGAAATTATATGTGCCAACGTCAGATGAAGACGGTAAAGTTACATGGGGAGAAATAACAGCTATAATACGCCATGACCCTGGGAATGAGTTATATGAAATTAAAACATTGGGAGGTCGTAAAGTTATTGTAACTGAATCCAAGTCGTTACTAATTTGGAATAAGGAAGAAAAAAAATTCTTACACACATTAACACCAGAAGTTAAGATAGGTGATTATATGCCCGTAACAATGAAATTAACAACTCCACCGATCATAAACAAATATGTTGATATGATTGATTATTTCCCCAAGAATAAATTCGTTTACGGAACAGATTTTATAATGGCTACAAATAAAATGAATGAAGCTATGAAAGGGAGAGAACATATTTATCCTGGATGGTGGAATAAAGAAAATGGAACAAGTTTTACACTCCCATATAGTAAAGTTGCTTCATTAAGAAGAACAAATGTTAGATCAAATATTACAAATATTAAAGAAGGACATGTATATGCCTTCCAATCTACAAGAGAACATGTATTAATTCCCGATAAATTCGAATTGAACAGAGATAATGGTGTGTTTATAGGTTTATATTTGTCTGAAGGATGTATTAGTAAACAACATATAGGTATTTCTAACAATGAAATTGAAATCCAAGAATTTGTAAAGAATTGGTTTAATAAATTTTCAATTAATAGTTGTAAAAGATCAGAAATAAATAAAATCGGAGGATTATCTGAAACAATTACTGGATGTTCATCAATATTAAGTCAATTTTTAATAAAAACATGTAGTCATGGTGCTAAACATAAGTATGTACCAGATTATGCATTTACAGCTCCAGATGAATTCATTATAGGATTAATCGATGGATATATTTCAGGTGATGGAACAATTACGGAAAATTCTGTAGAAGTTGGATCTGCTTCTGAAAGATTAATTAACGGAATTAGCATGTTATGTTCACGTCTAGGTATATTTGGAAAAGTTTCCAAAACAATTATCAAATCAAATAACTTGGGAACAAAAGACATTGCACCAAGATATACATTAGCAATCAGAGGACAATGGGGAAGTTTATTCTCACAAAAAATAACACTTACTGAACAAAATAAAAATAAAAGACTTATGAAAATTAGAATATTGTCATCTCATAAAAATTTCACTGTACAAAATGATGTAGTACTTGATGCGATTACTGAAATAAATAAAGTTGACGTAAAATTATATCCAAAAGTTTACGATCTTACTGTACCATCAACATTAAACTTTGGTTTAGCCAATGGGCTTCATGTTGTTGATACCTCGCAATCAGGATATATCCAACATAAATTGATTAAGTTGATGGAGGATTACATGATTAAATATGATGGAACTGCAAGATCAGCATTAAACCAAATTATTCAATTCGTATACGGTGATTCAGGAGCTGATACAACAAGACAATATGAATATACAATGAAAATGTTAGAATTAGGTGATAAGGAAATTGCTGAGAAACATAAATTTACAGATGAGGAGTTAAAACATTCCGGATTAACTAAACAAGAAAATGAAGAAATTTATCAAGAAATACTCGGAATAAGAGACAAATTACGTGTTTCACAAATTAAAACCAGAATGAACTGGATTACAATGAATACTACATATATGTTACCAGTTAATATTGATCGTATTGTTGAAAACAATAAAAATGATGCTAAATTAAAAGCAGGAAAAGGAACAATCGATGCCAAATATGTTATATCTAAATTCGTGGAAATATTAGATAATAAAAATACTCAATTATTGACTATGAAAAATAGTGAGAGACAAAATAAAGAATCAATCAAATACAAAGATGATAGAGTCGCAAAGACATCCCTTGTAGCTGCTTTGTATGATTTGTTATCACCAAAGAGATGTATGATTGAGTATAACTTTACAAAAGAACAGTTAGACGAAATTGCAAGTCAGATCATCAAGGCTTTTAATAAAAATCTTATCGAACCAGGTGAAATGGTTGGTATTATAGCTGCTCAATCACTTGGTGAACCAGTTAAATATAGGCTGGTGTTATAGTAAAAGCTATAGCAAGTCAACGTCATGGTTGGCAACATTTTCAAATTGCGGGAACATCTTTAGAGTCTTTATTCCTAAGTTAATGTAGTAATACATTGATGGCTACAGGGAAACTTGTAGGTAGAGGAACAATATAAAGAATTAGACAATCCGCAACTAAATTCCATTATTATATGGATAAATGCTCAACGACTAAATGGAAGTGGGCTACAATTTTCCGCTAATAGAAAATTTGTAGCTTAAGATATAGTCTAGTCCCGGTAGAGATACCGTTATCATGTAAGTATAAATTAATCCATGACATATAATTAATTTGTATTGAAATGATAAAAAAGGTAGTAACGCACTCAAATGACACTTAATTCAGTAGATTGGACTGAGATGATATTGATTTACAATATCAAAACGAAATCAGTGGAAGTTATAGAAATTGGTAAATTTATTGATAACTTGTTAGAGAACAACAATAATGTTAAAAAATTAGGAGATAATAAAGAAAATGAAATGGGAGATACATATTATCTTGATACAAAAGATAAAGATTATTATATCGAATCAATTGATGAAGATGGTAAATTATCATGGCAACAAGTAGAAGCCATTACAAAACATTTGCCAATGAATAAAGATGGTACAAATACATTGTTGAAAGTTACCACGCAATCAGGTCGTGAAATTATGGCAACAAAAGCTAAATCATTTTTGACAAGAAAAGATAATAAAATTGTAGAAATAAGGGGTGATGAGTTAACAACAGATACATATTTACCATTAATGATAAAAACTCCTGAATATAAAAACGGATATATTGAATCAATAAGTTTAGATAAATATTTACCGAGAAATAAATTCATTTACGGATCTGAAATTGAAAAAGCTAGAAAATTAAAAGAAGAAAATAATAAAAATGGAAATAATAAATGGTTCAAAGATTATAGTGGTAAAGACTTTACTGTTCCTTATCAAAGACAGGATTCACTTAAATTCGTGTTAGATGGATATACTAAACAAGAATACAAACAAGGATGTATTTATCCGAGAAAAGGAAAAGATATGACATTAGAATTACCAGAAAACCTTCCATTGGATAGAGAATTTGGGTTCTTCATTGGAGCGTATTTGAGCGAGGGATGTTTGTCAGAAACATATGTAGCAATATCGAATAATGATGAAAATTATAGAAAGAAAGTAATTGAATTCTGTGATAAATATAAAATTGGTTATCATATTGTTAAAGGAAATAAAGAAGATGTAAGATTAGCTACCGAAGATAAATACGATGTAAGAATACATTCAACATTATTAGCAAAATTAACAAAAGAATGGTGTGGCAAATTATCACACAATAAATATGTTCCCAACTTTGCATTCAATGCACCGGACGAATTTGTAAAAGGATTAATTGATTCATATTTTAGTGGTGATGGATCTGTTGCAACAATGAATGGAGGTCGTAGATCGATAACAGCATCATCGGTATCAAAATTAATGTTATTGGGTATCACAAGATTATTGTCGAGATATGGTATATATTCAAAAATGGGACAATCACAAGTAACACAAAATAATCTTGGAACAAAACGAGAGAATATACACAGAGTATATAATTTAAGAATTAGTTGTAACAATATTATGAGATTTAGAGATAATTTTACATTAAGTATAAACTATAAACAAGATAGATTAGATAAATTCACTGGAAGTAAATCATCTATCGGTGGACTAGATTTTATACCAAATAATAAATTATCATTCTTAAAGGGTGATATACAGAGAGATCAATTGATATCATTATTTGAAAAACAAAAGATTAAGACAGAAAACGATATTAAAATAATGAACAATATTAAGAAAAATGATGTATATTATGACAAAATCATGAAAATAGATGAAGTTCAACCAACACATAAATATGTATATGATTTTACTGTCGCAAACACTAAAAACTTTGGTGTATTTAATGGAATTTTACAAAGAGATAGTTTCCATCACTCGGGAGTAGCTGTTATGGTTACCACAACTCAAGGTGTGCCTCGTATGCAGGAATTGTTGAGTTTAACTAAAAATATTAAGACTCCGCAGATGATTATTTACCCAACTAAAGATTACATGGGAAGCAGAGATATGGCAAACAAGATTGCTTCATACATTGAATATACTACACTTGGTGACTTAAGAGGTAAGTTGGCTGTTTATTACGATCCAGATCCATATAGAAAGGACGGATTCATCGAAAAAGACAGAGCTCACAAGGTTTTCACTCCAAGTTCCACATCAAAGAATTCATGTCAAGCAGATGCGGGAGCAATGCCATGGTTAATTAGAATTGAACTTAATAGAGAAAAATTACTTGAAAAAGAAGTGACATTAGTTGAAATTAAAAGTAAACTTTGTCATATTTGGGAAAAAAGACATAGTGATAAATCAATTAAAAAAGAAGAAAAATCAATACTCGATAATGTAACTCAAATATCAATATTGAGTAATACCGATTATGATAAAGTGCCCGTATTGCATATTAGATTCGATATGATTAATTTCGATGTCACTGCACTTAACGGATTTATCGATCTAGTTGTCGATAATTTTAAACTTAAGGGTATTTCATCAATTACAGGAATCGGTGCTATAAGTGAAGAACGTGTATTAGAGTTTGATGGACCAAATCATGATGTAGAGAAAAAGAAACAATATGTTATATACACACAAGGTTCTAACTTGTATGATATCCGTTATTTGAACAATATTGATATTAACAGAACAATTTGTAATGATATTGTCGCTATGTATGAAACATTTGGTATTGAGGCCGCGAGAGCTTCTTTACTGAGAGAAATTATATATGCATATGAACGTGGAGGTGCAAGTGTAAACTATCAACACGTATCATTATTGATTGATATGATGACTTTCAATGGTATGTTAACATCAATTGATCGCCATGGTATGAGTAAAACTAATGCTGGTCCATTAGTCAGAGCATCATTCGAAAAAACAGTAGATATTTTGTTGACGGCAGCTGCATTTTCTGAAGTAGATTATATGACTGGTGTATCATCGAGAATTATGGCGGGTCTTGTAATTAAAGGTGGTACCGGTTATTGTAATATTATACTTGATACAGACATGATACAAAACTCCGAGTTTACTGAGGATATTGGTCAAAAATATATCAAGACTTATAATGATATCAGTAAGAATACTGTCATTGAAGATATAACAAATAATGAAGCAGAAAACGACATGTTCATACCAATTGTTTAAATTTATTTTTATTTATTTTTATTTATTTTAATAAAATGTTCATAAAGTAATTTATAAACATTATACCCACCATGATTAATTTTATAATACTGTTTAGTATCAGTGGACTTAGATAAATTAATATGCACTATTTAGATGTAGAATGTTCAAATATATTATTCCCCCATTTTATTTTTATGATAGATGCAAATAAAGTAAAACAAAAAATAAATCAAACAGATCAAATAGATCAAACAGATCAAATAGATCATACAGATCAAACAGATTACACAGATCAAACAGATAAAATAAATTACATGAAATCACTAACGGCGTATATAAAGTATAATAAAATACGCGGTTGTGATTATGAAACGTTCATGATGGAAACTGGTTATATAACTTATGATGATTACCATATTAATAGAAATACGAATATATTATATATTCACATGAATAACAAATTTATAAATATAATTAAATTTATTAATAATATAGTAACTGATGCTTATATTAATCCCATAGACATAGAAGATAATGTCATTGCGTGTATTATAAATATGGATCTTCGTATTAACACTAATTCGCAAACTGGACAGACTAATAAAATATTAACATACGGAACATTTATTTATGAAAAAACGGATACGAATTTGGTTCCTATAAATATTAAATCAATACCCGACGATGATGTAATAGAGATTAATGTCGTGTTGAAATTCGCTATGATATTCGACACAAAATATAAAATAATTCCTGTTGTTGAGTCATTAGTTTACAAAAATAAATTTGATGAAAATCAGTTGGATATATTAGATATGCCCATAGAATTCATCAAAAACTATTGTGTTGAAATATAATTTTTATAAGAAAAATTGAATTTATAATTTATTCGTTATAAATCAATAATAGTTATACAATAATAGAAAATATAATCAATATATGGAACAAAATAAAGATAAAAATATTAGTCAAGTTTCTGATAGGAATACTACTAATATTACTTATTGTGCCGAAGTTGATGTTAAAAATATTCAAGCAAAAAAATTAAGTAAATTTAATACAACTATGTTATACCCATATCATAGCATTAATGGAAAGGTTGAACCAATTTTAACACAAACAAAAAGTATTATTTTGCAAAACAATGCAACTTATAATAGAAATATTAAATATTATTCTGATTCAGATAAAAAATTCATATACATTAAAAGATCGTTGGAAAAAAATGATGAAACAATGGACGAATTATTCGAGTTTTGTCATAGATTAGATAAATATATGGAAGAAAATAGAGACAGTGTATTAGAGGAAAGTTCACCATCAATGATTAAGAAAGTAGTCGAAAATGGAGGAAGAACATATAATAAGCTGGTCACAACAGATCTACAAAAAGGATGTGAATGGATTAAATTAAAATTAAATGCATTTGTTAATACATCGACCGACGACACTATCACAAAAAATAATAGCGCTATAACACAAAATGATTTAATGATACGGATATTTTATAGAAACGATGTAATTAAATCAAAAAATGATAAGTGGAAAGACCATAAATTAAGTGATTTACATAGAACATTGAGGGCGAATACAAAAATGAGATTTATTTTGTCGGTCAATAAATTATGGTACAATGCCTACAATTATGGTCTACATATAAAAGTAGAACAAATGGAAATAGATGAAACACTATCTCAAAGGTTCCAAATATTAAAGAAATTGAAAGAAAATAATAAAAATATGTTTGCTGAGGAGACAAGTAAAAAAATGCATACAATGATGGAAAATAGAAATATTTACGGAATGAGTAAAAACAAAATAGAAGTAGACAATAAAAAAATAATGGCAATCATTAAAAATAATTCATCGAAATCATTGTTCGATGATACAGATTATGCTCCTCCAACATCAAATTTTAATATCGAGATTTAATTTATTTTATTACAATCAAATTTTAATATCGAGATTTAATTTATTTTATTACAAAATATGTATCAATATATTTTATTACAAAATATGTGTCAATATATTTTATTACAAAATATGTGTCAATATATATTTATATGAACTTTTTAAATACACTAAATTTTTATTTTTTTATCCTTTCATTTTTCTAAGCATATCGACTGCACGTCTATTAGCTGCATTATACGCTGCAACTCTCTCTTCTTGAGTCATATTTTCTATTCCAGGGATTGTAGGAGTTTTTGATAAAGCCGCATCATAATAATTTTTCATTTGAACAAGTGATGGTCGGTATGATGAATTGTATATATAGGGGGATCTTGCTGCAACAGAATCGATTAATTTTATTTCTGAATCAGTTAATTTAGGACCAAATGTAATAATATTATTGTTCGCATTATCATAAAGCCAATAGCAATCTATTATTGGTAATCTGAAGAGATATTTATCTGGATTATACCCACGACTTTGTACATACATATCTTCTCCAGAACCAATATAACAATCATAATATCCTTCATAATATTCTCCATCAGTGTGAGATTCCGGTACCCATAAACCATTTAATCTATTTTCATAAAAATATTTTACTAAATCGTTTGGATCGAAGTATAAGGGACCGTACGGATCACGGTCATTAGATCGTTCTCCCGTTAATGGATTCCATTGATTGTGAAATATAAATGCATTCGAATCATCGTCCATTTCTTTGAAAGATATAGGACACATTTTTCTTGTTCTCATTGCGACATAGTACAACATTGTTTTTTGATCAAAAAAAACAGGCTTTGCATCTTTTTTGTACAATGTATTAGTTAAAAATGATAAATCACTGTCCGGATACTGTTCTTGCTTTGGTTTAGGTTCGTCAAAATCATCGAAGTCAACAAAGCCGTTGTCTTCAGGATCCATATTTGTATATGTTATTATTTATCAAATAATAATATATTATCTATTAATACAAAAAATAATGTAGAAATTATAATAATCAACTTTTTTTAATCGTATTAATACTATTTTATGGTGCGTTTATCAATAAAATTGAATGCATAAAAGTTGAAATTAAAACTATTTAAACAAAAAGCTATAATATAAAACATCAAATCAATACAATCAAACAATCAAGCAAATTATACAAAATGGCAAACCAAAAAAACGGTAACAATGCTCTATTAACTGTTGACTGCGAAAATGTTGAATGCAAGAAACTTTCATTCACTAAAATCGACAATCAAAACGAAAGAAGTGCTGGACAAGGTATTAGTTATGCAAACTATGACTATCTACCAAATGTTTCAAGAAACTTTGTGTTTAAAACTAAAGGACTCAGATTTACTCAGTATGGTATTCCTCAAAAGAATGAAAAGACAGCCAAATTCATTAAAGAAGATAAAGATCGTGAATATTTCCGTATTCCATGGGATCCATCTCAAGATAATTGTAATGCATTATTTAGTATGTTAGAAAAAATAGATGAACATGTTGAAAAATGCAAGACTGCTATCTTTGGTGAAAATGCAAACAAATATAAATACATTAAATTGGTTAAGGAAGCTGCCGAAGCAGATGAGGATGATGGCAATGCAAATGGCAAACCAAAACAAGAAAGATTCAGATTCTGTAAAGTTAAGTTCGACACTGATTTCAACGATAATCGTAGAATTATGACAACTGTTTTCTTGAATGAAAATGGAAAACCGGAACTAGCTGAAAACACAAACACTGTTACAGATGTTGCTGAGTACCTGACTTGGAATTCGATGGGTCGTTTTGTTATTATGATGAATAAATTATGGGCCGAAAAGAACGCCAAAAAGAAAGGTGAACCAAAAGAATTCGGTATTACATTGAAATGTCTTCAAATGGAAATCACTGAAAGAAACCAAAAAACAGGTTCAGTTAAGAATGCATTCAGATCATACGCATTCGATAATGAATCAGTTCAAACACAACCAGCTCAGAACCAAGAACAAATTGAAACTGAAGGTGACGAAGAAGTAGAATATGTCGAGGAAGAAGTAGAAGTAGAAGTAGAAGAAGAAGTCGAAGTAGAAGATGATGGAGAAGAACAAGAAGAGGAAGTAGAAGTAGAAGGAGAAGAAGGAGAAGAAGGAGAAGAGGAAGAAGAACAAGAAGCTGAACCTGAACCAGTTCCTGAACCAGTCAAGAAACCAGTCGGTGGAAAGAAAGCTCCCGCTCCAGTTGCTGCCCCAGCCCCTGTTCCAGTTGCAGCCAAAGCTCCAGCTGTAAAGAAACCAGCTGTTTCTAGAAAATAAATAGCCATTATAATTAATTGCATTAGTGATTTAGTTTATTAGATAAATATTTAATATATTTTAAGTTAATTTTTAAAATATATTTAGTAATGAATTAAACAATAAGAATATTTTTTTTATCAATAATTGAATTGACTCTATATTTATCGAATGCAGGATTATATAACAAGAGATCGTATGGAGACGGATATTTATCTACATTGGACATATACCCATCATAAATTACAAGATCTTTAAACATTTCTTGATGAAATATTTTGCTGACGATCGTTTGGTCATATATATCTGTCGGTAGAAGAAAATTAATATTTAACATGAAATCAATATACATGGGTAATTGTGTTTTATATTTATGAATATGTTTTAATGAATCATCGATTTGGGGTAAGTCACCTACAATAAATAAATTATTTGTCGGATTAGAAACACATGATCCTAAATCACCAATTTTTAACAAAGTTCCGAATGTAGGAATTCTTATATATTCGTTTTTATTAGTCAACTTATAATAAATATATTTAACATTATCCAATAATTTCGTACCCATATACGTTTGTTTATCAATCCAATGAATAAATATATTTTTACTGTGTTGGTCTAACAAAGTTATTTTATAATTTTTCCATAACAAATGAGCGGTATGAAGAAAACTTATAAAATAACCGTCTAGTAAATCTACTATATTACATTGTATGTCATTTGGTAGTAAGGCTTTGTCTTGTTTCCTATTTAAACAAATATATTTCATTAAATCCATTAGATTATTAAGATATGTTTTTGTTATTTTTGGACCTTCATTTACAAAGGGATTTATCCCCTTATTCTGAACAATTATTTCTTCAGACAATCCATGACGTTCTATAACAAATCTATTAATCAACAATGTATCTTGTTTTAATTGAGTGAGATTTTGAGCAGTATCTATATTTTTAGGAGGTAATGTTGTATCACACTTTCCTGCACCAATAAGATAAGGAACATGTGGTGTTATTTCTCTTATCCACAATTCAGAAACTAACATAAAAAAAATTGTTTCGCATGATAATTCATTATTGCTGTAAATTATTATACTATCCTCATATTTTATGACATCAAATACACCTGTTTGTGAACGTATTTTTTTAATTGCAACTTCCATCGGTATTTTCTTATTTTTTATCTTTATTTCAACAGAACCGCTGATGGTATTGGATACAACATCACCAAAATATCCTGATCCTAATTTTTCTTCACAATATCCATCCAGATTATTCATAAATAATTGTATTTTATTTTTTAATAATTCAACTAATTTTTGTCCATTGCTTTTTTTACTTTCAACAAATAATAATTCAAATAACTTCGATAAATTTATTGGTTTAACTATATCCATAAATGTATTCACAATGAATGTATTATAAATACATGACAAAAAATATTTTGATTCGTTTTTTTGTCAAAAAATATTATTTATTGTAGGTATATAGATAAATAAAATTTTACTAAAATGAATATTCTCATTCACAGATATGACAATATGGACATCGATAACATTACTTATGGTTCGTATTCTAAAGAAGAAGAAAATATTGTTGTACCTCTTTTAATGAACAACAGACAATTATTTATTCAGATATCCAATCTATTAATTTTATCACTTGATAATGATATATTGACTCTGAAAATAAATGATTCAAATAAATCACATATTTTATTATCGTCTATTGAAGAAAAAACTATTTCGAACTTAAAAGAAATAATTAAAAAAATTAAACCAGTCAATACAAAATTTTCATATGATTCATGTATTGATGACGAAATAATATGTATACCGATGGATTTATATTCTGCAGAAAAAAATAAATTGAAAATATTTATCAATAAAAAAAATGTAAGCTTGAATGAATTTATTAATTGTCACTGTCATGATGGAACATCTATCGATATAATAGTCGAATGTTATGTAAATATTTATGATAATACAATAAAGTCAGTTTTTTCACCCCATCAAATTAAAATAAATGAAATAAAAAGAGTCAGATATACATTGGATGAATATTCATTTGTTGATTCACCTGAATTCAACGATACAGCTAGTCCTGTAAATTCACGTAATACTGATGAATATAATAATTTAAATAATTTTAACTTCAATTTAAATAATTTAAATAACATAAATAAATCTATGTCAATAAATTCAGTCCAAACAATTTCTTTGGACCATATTTTGAAACAACATAATAATATAAACAATTCTAATAATTCTAATAATTCTAATAATTATAAAAGTCATAATGCTAATATAAATGATGACGGAGATATATACGAATCTGAAAAATCTAATAAGTCTAATAATTCTTCAGGATCTGAAAATTCAGACTCAGATAATTCTCAAATAGAATCAGACAATGATCAAGAAGAGGACGACCAAGAATTGGATGATATAGAAGAATTGGAAGATTCTGATAAATATATACCAGATAGCGTAGAATTAACTACTGAAGAAGAATTACGTAATTATTTTAGTGCAATGAGATCATAATTACAATATTGTTGATAACAAATATGACTATGAATCATACCCAATCATAAGGTAAAAAGTTGTATAAGATTTATAATGTTTGAATAAATTGATCAACATCAATATCGTTCTCAAAATTTAATACGACGAGAATGATCAATATCATAAATAGTATACATGATATTAAAAATATGATAAAATAAGGATTTGTTTTTATGATATGTTCCATGATATATTATTATATATATAATAATATATTAATATGTTATGTTTTTATAATCTTAAACAGATGGCATCCAATGAGATATTTTATATTTTTTATATCGTGGATCAATTGGAGGAATGAAACCGTTCAAATAACCATAATACCATGTTATAATTTTATCTTGTTTCGGAGGAAATGGATGCATCCCATACGGTTCATCATCTGAATCGGCATATATATCTCCAGTCTTTGGTTCATAAAAATAATTATTAAATAGTTCCATACGGTTTTTAGTATTAAATATACTATATGATATTAATGCAACAATGCAAACATATGCTATTATTATAATGAATAATATTATCATATATCTCCGATGTGGTTTATATATTAATAACATTAGCTTTTTGTTATTAATTATTATATAAATTTAATCAAAACTTAATGTCAACTCTACTTCATCCACCTCGATCCGCTTAGAAGCATTTATGTTTATATCTGATTTTTTTTTACCTCTAACAACAACTCTGTTTGATTTCTTAGGAGACTTTTTTGTCATTTGTTCATTGCTGTTACTTTGTTGTTTTTGCTTTTCTGATTTTTCTGATTTTTCCTGTTTTTCTTCTATGTGTATTAATTGTTTTTGTTTATTTATCTGTTTTTGAATTTTTTGATCAGTATTTTTATTGATATGTGCGTCACCAATACTATCTTTTGAAGTATCTAATTTATCTGAATTATCTGAATTATCTGAATTATCTGGTTCAATTTCGTTATAATTATCATAGTCATCATTAATATTATCATTATTATTATCATCGTCATTGTCATCATCATCATCATCGTCATTATAATTATCATCGTCATTGGATACTTCGTCAGAATCATCTGATGTATTTTTTGATTTATTTTTTTCTGCTTTTTTCTTTTTATCTTCTTTGTTAGACAAATTCATTGCCTTAGTAATTTGCTGTAAATATTGATCCACAAAATTAATGATATTGTTACTAATTGCCCAACCAAAAAAATTAAGTTGTCCTATTGTTGTAAGTAATGTTTTTTTTTCTCCATTAATCGTAAACTGATAATTAAATTTATATTTTCTTCTGAAAGGATCAAAATATTTTTTCTTATATGATTTAAGTTGTGCTTTATAATTGATATGAACATCAAACAGGTCCCCATTTTTACTTGTAAAATCTATTCCTTTTTTTGCATATCTAGTAACAAACCAATCCAATATTCTTAATGAAATATTATCTTCGCCATTTATTATATTTATCATTTTTATTATCATATCCTCAGAACATTTTTTAAAAAATTTATCAATCATTACATAATAACACATTTCTTTTTTCGAAAAGAAAGTTTTTAAATCATTATCACCCATTTGTAATCTATTTATAATACTAGTTATAACTTGTTTAAGTCATTTATTTTACAACCGCAAAGGAAATTGAAAGAATTTAATTAAGAGTATTAAAATAATATTAAATATTATTTTTACAACCGCAAAGGAAATTGAAAGAATTTAATTAAGAGTATTAAAATAATATGAAATATTAGTTTTACAACCGCAAAGGAAATTGAAATAATATCTTTGAGGAAAATATCCATTAAGTGTAATATTTATATCGTAAACAACAAATTATTTTGTATTTTAATATTAGAAACTGTAAATGATCAAATTAAAAAACGAGAGAGTTAATATATATCTTTCGGGAGGCGGCACAAAATGTAGTTACCAGGGTACATTTTTAAAAAAACTTAATGATAATAATAATTATTCTATTGAAAATATTATCGGATTATCATTCGGTTCAATTGTTGGTTATATGACATGTCTCGGACTTTATGATGAAATTATTGAGTTTTGTAAAAATTTAACACCAACTGCTCTTGTACCTTGTTCTAATCTATATATATACATCGTAAAATTCAGTGAAATTGTCAGCAAAATTCCACTGATAGGCACATACATGAGTCAACATATAGCAGTTATTGCAAAAATATTATGGATAGTTATTGCGATTAGTCAAAAAGGATTATTTATCCCAGAATTCGGAGAAAAATATTTAGAAAAAATACATACACAAAACATAGAAGATTCGGATGCAAAATTAAATAAATTTTGGTGCATTGTATATAATGTGACAAAAAATAAATTGGAAATAATAAACGGTACACATCCTTTGATTAAAAAATATTTGGTGGCATCTTGTTCTTTATGGATAATATTTCCACCTGTTAAGATCACTAGATTGTCAACCGAATGTGATTGTGTGGATGGATGTAATTGTTCAAAATCAGAAACATATTGTACGTGTTCTAATGAATCTCACAAAATAAATGAATTTATAGATCCAGGATTCACGAGATTTATACCATATGGTAACGATTCTATATACGGCAACACCGAATTTAGTCGACGAATAAATAATGAAGACATTGATATTGATCTTGTTTGTACAACTATGAATATAAAAAGATTAGGAGATAACGCATGTAATTTCAATACCGGGAATAATTTATTTGAGTATCTTGATAATCTCGTCACCATGTGCGCCGATATGAGCCAAAAAAATATTATTCAAAATGAATGGAATAGATATATAAATCAGAAAACATATATCATAAATTATGAATCTCCAATTAAAAAACCGACAGATATAAATCGTGAAATGATAAATAAAATATTAGCGGATGGAGAAAAATTATATGACAAATTTATCGATACTAATAATCTTCCGCATCAGAATGATCTAAATCGAGTTCCACGTCTGAATCACCATCAACTGGTGCAGGATTCGCGGCTACTTTTGATTGAGCTGGATTCTTCGCCCGAACAATAACCTTTTTGTTTTCTTTCTTTTTTTTAGATTCATTAACAGAATTTGTTAATTCATCTAATTTATCTTGTGATAAAGTGATATCAGCGTCAGAAGTTTCAAAAATTTTGATATTTTGAATATGTTTCTTGTCCTCCTCGATGTTCGTGTTATAAATTTCTTCCTCCACTGTATCGCGTATAATGAATCGCACAACTTCTACTTCATTCATTTGCCCAGTGCGATGAGCTCGTCCAATTGCTTGTCCCTCTGTATTTTTTCTGTATTCATACGTCCCAACAACAGGATCAACAATAATGACTTTTTGGGCTTTTGTCAAGTTTGTGCCAGATGCTGCACTTTCTGATGATAACATAATAACACGCATTTTAGGATCAGAAGTAAATGTGCGAATAGCTTTGTCTCGTTGCCACACGTTACCTCTACAGAATACATTTTTGATACCGTAATCATCCAATATAACACCGATCTTTCTTAATAAATCATCCCATTGTGAGAAAATAATAACATGATCATTTGATCTTTTAATGTAATATATTATATTAGCGAGTTTTGTTCCTACTTCATTAATGAGGGTATTTTTATCTTGAATTTCTTTTGCAGGTTCATTTTTACGTTTACGTTCGTATGATATCATGAATAGTTCATTTTCTTTAATCGATTTCTTACAGAAAGGACATTCATGTCTTTGAGAGATAATCATTTTAATACATTGGTAACAAAAGATATGACCGCATTTTGTCACACCAATATCATTTTCTGGAATTTCTGACAAACAAATACCACACAATTCCTCTTCCTCATCAGAATCAGAATCAGAATCAGAATCAGAATCAGAATTATCATTATCATTTTTGGTATTATTGGCATCGTCACCCTTTGTTGTCGTTTTCTTAATGCGATCAACAACATTTTTATAAAATTCACATGTTGTTTTTTTTCCGTTATAAACTTTTTGTGCATCTGCCAGTTTTATATTTACTTGTCCAATATATTCGTTAATATGTTGAATTGCCATTGATTTATTTGCTTTCAGTTGTATACCAACAAGACCAATAATTTCCATTTGGTTATCATCAGATATTACTATATGTTTCTTGTGTGGAACTTGGATGTCGTCTTCATCATCACTATCTTCGTCATAATTATCATTCATATCAAGTCCTAAATTTCCTAGTTCCGATGGATCGATATCATTTAGATCGATTTTATCTCCTTCATTTTGGTTAGGATCATCATCTTTCTTGATTGCAACTGTATAACCAAGTTTTCTTAAAAAACGTCTTTGTCTTTTACGTTCTATTTTTTTAATTTTTTTTTCTGATAAAGCTATTCTGTTTTTAAGATATAGTACAACCTTTTCAGAATTTTTCATAGAAGTTTCATAATGGCTTATCATCATTTTTTCTATATCAGCAAGAGTCTTACAATTAGACAATACCTCTTTGATTTCATCAGCCAATTTTGGATGGCAACATAATTGTCGTAAAAATATACTGAATTTGTCATTATTTGGATTTGCGAGATAAGCATTATACATCATGCGCTCTGTTTGAGTGAATTTCAACCAAACAACACTTTCTTTAAGAGGTGGTAATTGGTATTCAGCAGAAACACTTTTTTTGGTATTTCTTCTGAAAAACCATTCTTTCATGTATTCAACCACAACTGGAATAGTAAGAACACGATCTCCGTATGGATTTCCATATCTTGTTACAAAATCCATCATCTTTAGTAGACATACATCACCTTTGTCAAATGGTGTACCGGTTACACACCATCTATAGGTTGAATCAAATGTTGGTACAAGATTTCTCATGTGTTCATATTTAGTCACAGTATAGATTTCATGGAATTCATCAATAATAATTCTATGCCAGTGAATTAAATTTAGAATTGGATTCACTTGGAATATGGATGTTGGATCTTTCACTAGTTCAGCACCCATTTTATCAAAAACTGATTTTACTGATGCCAAATTAAATGCTGTTGTCTTATGGTATGTTTTAACTGATGATAATTTTGTCATCCATTTGCTAAGATATGCTTGATTATCCAAAAAATTATACGATACGATTACAAAATCTGCATCCAATAAATCCTGATAAGTGTATTTATCAAAATGTGTTTTAGTTAGTAAAGGAATAATCTTAACATCAAAATCATCTGTGATGTTAACCATTTTCTCTATTTCTCTTTTCCATTGTCCACATAACTGGTTGGGGCACATCACAAGTGTTGCACGACTGAATAATTTATTTTGATTTGGTCGAATATAAGATGTATTCGTTGCTTGGTTTAGTAATGATAACGCTGTTGTTTGAATAGTTTTACCCAATCCAACTTCATCGATTAAACCACCTCCATAAAATGTCATCTTTTTTCTATCATCTCCTGTTGTGAATGTTTGTTTCAATGAATCGTAAAAAACATCTCCAATAACAACCTCTTCATTGATATTGAAAACAATTGTCTTCGGTTCAATTTCTCGTTTTAACATCCAGTAAACTGATCTTTTTTGATATGGAAATAATTGACATTTCAAAAATTCCGGATTCTCATGCATTTTGTCAACAACATCACCAGTCTTCGATTTTATAGTTGTTATAATTTCCGTGGAAAATGTTTGTGTATTAACAGCAGTCGCCATCACAGAACCAGATACTCTTGCTCTGTTGTAGTTATTATGATATCTACATAATCCAATCAAAAAAGCTTGAAATGGAATTTGTAATTTATCAACAATATATTTTTTTAATAGAACATTATTTATACCTATCACCGTGTATTTTGTAACACCATTATAATTACCATTATTGTTCGTTATGAACATTATAACCTGATATAATTGTTGATCAAGTGTCGCAGGTATATTATATACACCGCCATATTTATTGAATTCGGTGATTGCATCATCACCAATTAATTGGACATAATCAGATGAAAATAAATCATTAAGTGTTATTTTTACAGTCAATGGATTATCATAATTATGGGCATTCGCTGCAAATTTATCGTAAAACAACATCGTATATCCATCAACCTCTAAACTCATTTTTTATATTATATACTGGATTTATAACAAATTGTATTTATATGATTTTATTTTACTTATAATATAATAATTTATTGTTTATTCAATTTTTTTTGATTGATTTATATAAGATATGGTCTTGAAATATTTAAATATAACTAAAATGATTTAAAGATTCCGTCATAGTATAGATGTATACTATACAATATGGCAGGCAAAAACCAAGCTGTTCAAGAAACTAAAGGTAACACAAAAAGTAATCGTGTAATTAAAAAATCAAAATCAGAAGATCAACCGAGTCAGACAACTGAAGTTACTCCAGTAACTCAAACAGTTCAAGTTAATCAAAAAACTCAAACAAGTAAAAAAGGTAAAGTTGTTCAAGATAAAACCACTAAAGAACAATTAGATCAATTATGTTCTGGTGTCATTAATACAGTTGAATCAGAATGTAAAAATGAAAGCAATGTATGCGCATCAGGATCAGAAACAGAAACAGAATCAGGAACAGGAACAGGAACAGGAACAGGAACAGGAACAGAATGCGTTTCAGAATCAGAAAAAAAACCAGAAGAACAATTAAAATTCAAGGTTGCATTGAGTGAATTAAGAAGTAAAGTTGCACAACAAACGGAATCTTTGAAAGACCTCAAGACATCATTAAAAAAATTGGAATCGTTGTATGATCACGATCTTTCAAAAGCTGTCAAATCAAAACAAAAACGTACAAAATTAGATGATAAAACAAAGGCAACAGGTATTTTCAAACAGAGGGAATTATCAAAAGATTTGGCAGAATTAATCGGAGAAAATGAAGGTACTGTGATGTCAATGCCTGAATACACAAAGAAATTCTTTAAGATGATGAAAGAAAATGATTTGTTATGTAAGACCGATGGAAGAGTATTCAGAGCAAATGATAAAATTATGAAAGTATTTAATTTACCAGCAAGTGTAAATGAATCAACAAATCATAAAGATAAAGATGGATTTAATTTTTGTAATCTTCAGACTCATATTTCCCGAGTCAATAAAGTTAATGATAAGTAATTCATTGAATTATTAATTTATTAATTTACTAATTTACTAATTCACTAATAATTTTAAGAATCATATATTTTTAAAATTAATATTATTGGTCGGCATATATACATTTAATATACTTAAAAAAATACTGTATAATTTATTATTATAACTAACCTGATAATGTCTGAGTATGAATATAATTTATCTGATGATGAATGTGACAATTTGTGTGATAAGTTTCATAATAATTTAAATTTAGAAAATGATGGATATTATTACGGACAAAAAAAATCATCGTATGAATATACTGTTAACGACGAAGTCAAAGGATGTGATATTTGTTTTGAAGAGGAGATTCAAACAATAAAAACTGAATGCGGTTGTTCTACGAAATATTGTAAAGAATGCATTAAATTAATGGAAAATACATGTTGTGTTTGCAAAAATTTATTACTTAAAGTAGAATACGTTATTCCTAATAAAATTAACAATAATTATTATAATCATGATGGACAATATAATGCTACACAAGGTAATAGTCTATTAAATCTTGTTGCAACTGGTGCAATGGATCATTATTTAACAGGTAATCCACAGATATCATTTTTTAAAACAATATATAAGAGACATACTAATTTTTGTACTGATATAATAGAACAAAATTATAATAATTATGATAGTTTTAATAATATCAATACATATAATTTTGCATTAGATCCAGAAAATTGTCAGCCCACTGGGTCGTGCAATTACTCAAAAATTGATGTGGATTGTTTAAATAATTTAGAAATATCGAACTGTAATAATTATAGTAATTATAACAATAAAAGTAGCTGTCATGGTGGTTTAATGAGTCTTGTTTCTTGTGGGGCAGACTACGATTGTCCTCAAACTTATTCAAAACCCGACATTAAAAATAATAAAAATAATAAAAATAATAAAAATAATAAAAATAATAAATGTAATAATTATACAAATAAACATGCTAAGATATACAATAAAAGATAAATACTCAGATACTTAAATATATGTCATAACTATATTTTTATATTGAACGAAATAATGAATATGTCAGACAATGAATATAATTACAATGATTATAATGATTATGATGATTACGATGATTACGATCATTATGGTGATTATGGTGATTATGGTGATTATGGTGATTATGGTGATTATGGTGATTATGATTCAAACGATGAATCAAATAAGTTAGATAATAATGACAATAATAATAATGATAATGATAATGATAATGATCCAACAAACATCGAACACCATTATGGAAATAAAAAATCGGAATATGAATATATTATTAATGAAGACGTTTATGGATGTGATATTTGTTTTGAAGAAGAAATTCAGACAATAAAAACAGAATGCGGATGTTCTGCAAAATATTGTAAGGAATGTATTAATAAAATGGAAAATAAGTGTTGTGTTTGTAAAAATTATTTACTAAAAATAAAGTCCGTTTTACCACATAACAATATTAATTTCGATGGATTTGGTGGATTTGGTGGTCACGGGGGCGGTTTGATGCAATTGATTGCCTACGGTGCAATGGATGTATATTTAACTGGAAATCCTCAAGAAAGTTTTTGGGATGAAAGTAAAAAGTGTGAATAATATTGGAATAAAATTTCCTCCCGTATGATAATTATAATGTAAATTAAATTATATTATAAAAATGAGTCATACAAATAGTTTCAAAAATTTTATTGATGAATTAACGTTCGGGTCATACATTTTGTCATACAATATAACAGAATCAAAAGCAAGTCAAAAATTTATATCAGGAATGTTTAAATTGTTAAATAAAATGTCAAAACAATCAATTCCGACATTACCCCAAGATGATAAAGATCCAAAAAAAAGATATGTTGATTTAAATATAAATAAATATAATTATCCCATTGATTTAGATGGGATAACACCAATGACTAAATTCAATTGGAAAACATATCTTTTGAAAGAATTTTCATTACCACAAGTTGTAGGACTAGGATTTTTATCACCCGTTATATCAAATAGATTTTTATCAAGGGATCCGATAACCGAAGATGATGTTAAACGGTTATTAAAGAAATTTAAGTTGCCCAATAATACAGATAGATTAAATGAAAATAATGTTTATCTCAAAAAAAATGCCTATGAATCATTCAAGTATGTATCTGACGACGAAAGATCAAAATATGGATTACCAAACGATGACAATGTATATTATGTGGATGATTTCTTAGACATAGAACAACAAGGATATTTTTTCCCCACGTGTGGTGTTTTTATTAAAAATGCTGATAATAGTCTAACATTAATAAATATTATAATTATCTATAACGGATACGATCTCAGATTTGATAGTACAAGTAAAAATTGGAACCTTATGATGAAAATATACAACAACTCGATTAAAAATTTCGGTTCTTCATTAGTTCATCAAATGTGTTCAAACCAATATATTTATACAATATTTATGAATACAAGAAGACATTTGCACGAAAAACATCCCATATCTAAATTATTATCTGTATTTTTTGATGGATTATATTTTACACAAAAAACATTCAGTAGTCTTGGATTCACTGATAATCAACACCAAACAGATCCATCAACCAATTATGTGGGATCATTTTTAATGTTCGATATTCAAAATTCTGAAAATACAATTGTTGAAACAGAAATTTATAAAACATACGGATGGCAAATTATGAGATTCAAAGATTTTGTTAAAAATAGAAAAGTCGATGAATTAAATATTCCTCAATTATCGATCATGCTTAAATTATATGATATCTTTCACGATTTTGTTAAGGGAATCGTTCAAAATGTCTATGATTATGAAGATAAAATACTCGAAGATTATGAATTAATTAATTGGTTAAAGGAAAATAAAAAAGTTTTCCCCGACATGTATATTGCAAATATAGATCATGGCAAACTAACAAGTATTTTAACAGATATTATTTTCGCTTCTTCAATTAGACATTGGCAATCACATGTTAACTCGTATTATATGTATAACGTATTAGATTTTCCTAGACGTGGAACCCGCATGGATTATATATTTGGAGATTTATTATTGAATAAACAAATAGATGATGATACATCGTTTACAAGACTCGATTTTTATCATTATTTTATGACAATATATGTTACATCAGCAGTATTAGAAAAATTCGATGATGCAATCGCTTATTTATTCAGAAATGATAAAATCAAAAAGGAAATAGTAAACAAATTCAGATCAAACATTAAAAATGTTACAAATAATCTCGAAAGAACAGATTACACAGAACTATTTTTTAGATTGCAAATAGCTAATTATGCATAAAATTTTAAATTTAAATAACTACATAAAGCAATAAATATGATTAAATACAATAGATAAATTAATAAGTATGTCACAGTTATTTGTTGTAAAAAAAATACATTCTTCTAATACAGTCTACATCTCAAGTACTACTGATCTCAGCAAACGAATTTATTCTCACATTGAATTAGAACCAAATTTTGATATGACTTCTCATTTTGTTTATGTATTAAAACTTACCGAAGGTGATAAAACTACTGATTCGAAATATAATGCATACCAATTAGACAAAATACTGCAACGTGTATCCAGTAATTATGATGAACCATATCAAAAATGTCCAGGATCAAGTAATCATTATTATTACAATAACATCTTTTCATTATGTAATTTCCTTGATTCAATTGGTGTAAAGTATGTTCAACAACAACTCAATACTGATGATTTGCGTGATATGTGTCAAAGTTATTCATCTATTGAATGCCAAGAATTTATATTAGATGAAATGAGACAATTCGAAAATGCAACAGTCAATGAACAAGATTACAATGAAGTTCAAGATCTTTTTATGAAAGATAATGATCTAGATGATAATGATTTATTGCTCGATTAAAAAAAAATAAAAATATAAAAATATAAAAAAATTGATTATAAAAATAAATAAACAAAATAAAGTTATATAAAACTTAATAAATATATTAAACTGAAAAAACATGGGTGTTTGGAGTTATCCTATTTGTGCAACACCTGCTAAACTTAAATTTAAAAGAAGTCTTATTTCTACAGATATTATTAAATTTTTACAAAATCATTCCTATTTTGGTTCCGAGGATAAGGATGAATATGAATTGAATGATTTCCAAATGGAATGTTATGAAAATGCTAAAATATATGGGTATTTAACAAATGACTATTTGCAAAATTGGAAATCTTTTTTTAAACAAATCGCAGACCAACATGAATGGAAAATAAAATTTGAACTACATTTCTTTTGTAAAGATGATAATATGCCTTATATGTTCAAATGGAATAATACTCAAATGGAATTGTATGTCGGTCAAGAATTTAACATATATTATTTTAGTACAAATCCAGATTATAATGAAAATAATTCTCATGATGAATTCATTTTTGATGAAGAGAAATATAAAAAAAACTACAATAAATATGGAGCGTTAAAAAAAAGTAATATTGAAAAAATATTGTATTAATTTATTAATTAATTATTTATTTATTTATACTGCAATTGGTATTACTATTGGTGTCCATATATCACCAAACCCGTAAATTGCTGTACCTGATATCCACAACATAATACAAAATGCATGAGATATTTCCCCAATAACACTTGTCGATTGAATTAAAAAACATGCAACAAAACCAATGAACTGGTGATGAAGATGAAAACTATCTGTTTTATAGATTCCTACAAACATTATATACAAGATAGGAAGTAATGATGAGATTATATTAAAATTTTTTACTTTAATACATATATATATTGACCATATATATAATAAAAACAATGATATTGAAGTAATTATCAAAGTTAATTGAGCCGCTAATGACCAATTAGAAACAAGATCCGAAGATGTAGAAAAACTGAATGAAAAAACCGGAAGACTCTGAAGACCCATGTAAATTATGCTAAAAATAATTCCTAAAATAAAACCAATTATTGTTAAATATCTTGCATTGGTGAATATATATACACTCATTATTGTTGAAAAAAGGTAAAAAAATCTACTCAAATGTGTCACAAAATCAATTGGATAAGGAGATTTAAATATATATCCTAAAACTGACGGCTCACTCGACTAAAGTCCAGGGGTTCTCATGATTCCTCTACAGGAATTCATTTAAACGATCAGTCTTCACTATATTTAATGATCACAATTAAGTT